ACTAGTATATGATATCGCACCAAAGGCTGCACCGCAAACTGCGTCAGCCAAATCTTTAGAAGATTTACGTGGATGGTCTACACGATTATTTTTCATAATTTTAAGTTCTGATAATTCTTCTAATAAAAGTGGAATGCTTGGCATAACAATTCTATCCTCATAAATAAGCATAGCCAAATCTTCATAATGTTTTTTAGCAACTGAGACTGTGTCTGTATCAATATTTACAGCCTTAAGTTCTTGCTGAATATCATATGATTGCCATCTATCGAATGTTACCTTGCCAATATTAAATCCTAATCTTCTAAGATTAATAATCCAGTTCTTTACCTCACTTAGGTTGACTGCTCCTTCTTTTTTAGGCTCCCACCATGCAACAGCATCTACTACAACAATTGGCGCTACTTGCTCATAGTCTTTAATAACCTGCAAGTTAACCCATTTTTCAACGTGTGCAATTGCTACAGCACACTTATCATGTCTTTGTGCTAAGTCTGCGTGAATGTAATATGTTTTATTTGGATCTGGAACAAACCCTTGATCAAATCTTCTAAATTCATCTACTGGATTACGAATGGTCATACATTTTTCTAACTTATCCTTTTGTTTAAAGAAAGCATCAGAAGAATATGTTGGCATACATAGGAACCGCATCATTGCATCTCCTAAGTCTGTATAAAAAGCAATTTTAAAATCATCAATACTTCTAGTTGGATTTACTTCCCATGTTGGTCTTTTAAGTGCCCATACTCCAGGAAATTTGTAAGAAATAATATGGTCTTCTTCCCACTCAATTTGTAATGTATTGTCTGGTGTTTCGTCTAGCAGTGGATTAATTATAAACTTATGTGATTTATGAACAATATCTTTGTCTGCTATAACACTCTCGTACTTTTCAGAAATGAAGTCTCCTTGATATCTTGGAAACGATAGCAATACAACCTTTCCTAAATCAGGAAAACGAGAATCTACAGTTCCTCTAAATGCCTTATATATATTGTCTGCTGTTTTACCTTGTTCATTTCCAGTGCCAACCTCACTAGCAAACCCAGAAATTTCATCAAGAACTGCAAGCAATAAGTTTAAACCTTCATGGGATTCTCTTTCTGAATGTCCAGAATAAACTGTGATAGTTTTATCAAACTCAATAGAATCTACTTTAGCATTATATCTTCCTGCAAACCAAGGAGATCTTTCTATTTTTGTTTTAAATCCTTTGAAGAAGACGTTTTTTGCTTGTTGGGCGTTGATAGCAACGTTAATAAGGTCAATTGCATCACCAGGCGGTTTGCCAAAATACCTCGCGGGATCTTTAAGACATAGCAACTTATAAACAATATAGGCACAAGCAACAGTTGAAGTGAAGTCCTTGCCACTACCCTTCCCAAGTTGTAAAATAATTTCGTTCTTAGTGTACTTGTCATAATATCTTGCTCCTTCGACATTCCCCATTAATAATTCAAGATCTGCCTTTTTATATATTTGACTCATTGCCTCTACAATTTCATATTGTGTATCTGACAATGGTGGTTGTCCAAGATAGTCTGATGACTCGACAAATGTTTTTGCATCTACTGGAGTTTCTTCAAAAGGATTATCCTGTAGCGCTTCTAAAAAATCATTGAACATCGTGGACAATTGTAATCACCTCGTCTGATCTTGATATATCAGACAACCTTTGCATAATTAAATCACGAACCTGTGGATGATCTTTTGCAATATCTTTTAATATATTAACAAGAACTTCTTGTCTTCTTTCAATTTCAACCACTTCTTCTGCAAGTTCTTTGTTTTCAAGCAATCCTGCTTTTTGCAACATCTCAATTCTTTTTGCTTCAATATCTAGGACTAGTTTAATTCCAGCAGTTTTTGCTCCTAAGTTATTGTTCATTGTTGCTTCATCAATAACTTCATATGCTTTTGCAATAAGTTTTCCATAATGTGTATCTGCAGCAGCAAGTGCTTCTTTAGCCCTAGAACGAATGGCATCATTTGCAGATACCATAACTTTCCATTCATTTAAATGTGCAACAACACGAGTTCTTGGAATACTCAAATCTTTAGAAATTTTTGTTGGATCGCTACCCTTTAAGTATTCTTCAACAACCTTATTAATTTCATCTAGATGTTCTACTATCTCAATATCCTTAGACATTTTTTCCTTCAATTCTATTAATTTCATCTTGTATATAAAAGATAGCCTTCTTTAAATCTTCAACATGTCTATACTCATCTTTTAATCCTGCTCTCCATAAATATTTAAATGCATTTCCAATATTAAAATTTCTATGACGGGTAATCTGAATACACTCAACACCAGATGGATCTGACGTGTAATGCTCAGGGTGATTTACTTGGTCTACTGTGATTTTAAGACTATCGCTCATCTTTTTGACTTCCTTAATCCAAATTTTGCAAGATAAACATAGATTGTTTCTATGCTTGCCCCACACTCTTTTGCAATTTCTTCTGGAGACTTCTTGTCAATAACAAATCTTTTCTTTAGCCATACCTCTGAAGTATAAAGTTTAGCAGACATCATGCCTCTTTGTCAACCTTAATAACGGGATCAAGCCTATTCCAATATCCGTGAGGGCTACCTTGATACATCTGTCCAGTTTCACGATCCATCAATATCCACTTTGTTGGAGCAAGAGTTCTTACAGTTAAGATTACGTCAGAATCTTCCTCTTTAAATAAAAACATGTCTCTATCGCTCATACTTCACCATCAGATTCAAGAACATCATAGTTATAGGCATTGGAATCCTCAAGTATCCACTTGTCGTAACTTTCAACATCCCACTTATTTGTATTAATTAGCCTATTTATTACTAGATCTTTTTTAGTAACAAATGATGGCTCTTTAATTCTTACCCTGTTGTTTGGCTGTACGGCAAAATTTCCATCATCTCTTTGAATAACATGTCCACATTTATGTTGCCCTGGATTTTCAGAATACCCATCATCCAAAATATTAGTTTCTGGGCTATGCCAATCTAAAGTAAATAGATAAGTTCCAGGAACATTAGTTTTATTTCTATCAATATAAGACATTCTCATATTGCTTAATGCCTGAAACTTTGTAACAGAAACGTGTGAACTAAAAGAATTCCATAAAACAAGATTATGTATCGGTTCTTCTGGAACTCCTGGCTTAGTGCAGAATGCATTAATTGGCATTCTCCACCAAATCCCACCATCTTCCATCATAAAATGAAACAGTGGGCTTCTTGCTTTAATACTTGAAACACCAAATATTACACATGGAAAATACTGATCATGACTATCCAATTGATCTCTTAAAAAATTTCCACGAACATAACATTCAATTGGTGGTATGTTTGCATTTAACTCTGGCATTAACCAACCCCTTTTTCCCAATTATTTAAACCCCAATGTCCTATGCCACAAGCATCTGCCACATCATTGTCATCTATAATCTTATCATAGTTGATTTCAATAAACTTTATAGTTCTTTCTTTTCTTATGTTACGCTCATAAGATTTATACCACGCATCTGACTTACCTGGATTTTTTGATCTAATAACAAGTTTTTCTTCTTTAGATAATGCTTTATTTCCAATATAATTTTGCCAAGTTATTGGTGATACCTTTGCTACATTAAGCACCCCAGAAACTCCTGCTGCTCCAATAATAGCGCCTTGAACCAACGCAAGATCTGCTGCAGTTTTTGGACTATTCATAAATACGGTATGTTCAATAATTATAGAATCAGTATTAATAAATGATTTATCTTTTAAAAACGACTGCACTTTTTTTGATGCATCAATACATTTTTGATAAATATCTTTTCCTTCAAAATTAATCTTTCCAATCATTTTTAAATTGCCAAACTCAAAAAGGGCAAATGCTAAACTATTAGTGCTTGCATCAATAGCAACAAATTTTTCTGGTCTAACGTATGTCATAATAGTCTATTAGTCCTTTCAAATCTTTTAATGCTTTATTAACCTTTTTATTATCTACAGAACAGTTTTCACAATAGTTAGAGTCGTTATATGCTGAAAGAACAGTTCCACATCCTCTTGCACATTTACGATCTTTGCCATGTCTTTTTTTTCGTTTATTAATTGCTTGCTTTTCTGCAATTTTAATCTTTGTCGCCTCTACTCGACATTCTGGACTACAATAAATTTGATAACTTACAGTAGGAGAAAATTCATTCTCGCACCACTCACATGGCTTCACTCAATTGCTCCAGCGAACCAATTTTAATTACCCCTGGTTCCGATTGGGCGCATGCCTTTTGTATTGGACATGCTTTGCAAATTTTAGAGTTTGATCTATAATTTTTTTGTGGTAACTGCTTATCTTGCCATGCTTGCCTTACGGTTTTCATCCAATCAAATGTAGTATCAATCCATTTTCTATAGTGGTCATTAACACTAATTGGAACTATAAACAACTCATAATTATTTTTATTCTCATAGATCATTAAGCCATTAGACATCTTCAATATCTTCATATAAATCAACAACTGTGCAATATGATATGTCTTTGCTTTGTTTGTTTTTTTAATATATTCAAAACCTTCATTGCTTACAGTTTTAATTTCAATAACAAACTCTTCGTTATTCCACTCAATCATTCCATCTGCCCAGCCATAAATAGGAGGGTCGTTGCTAAGAATTTTAAACTCTGTTGTGTCCTTACCATCTTCATCTACAAACTTTTTGGCAATCCCAGACTTTAGTAGTGCATCTTGAATTCTACCGTGAGAAAGAGATCCATTAGACATATTTGCTACTGAAAACGGAGTGTTTGTGCTTTCAAAAACAACACCATCAAATGCATGATACCAATATCTAGGACATTCTCCATGTCCATAAATTAAGCCTGATGGCGCAAATGTTTTTTTCTTTTGATGTTTTGGATCTTGTCCGACCATATAGCCAGACTGTATTTTTTCAATAACTGCATTCACATCTATATCATTTTCTGATTTTGCTGGTCTAACCATTACTTGCTGTAGTAAACTTTTAGTCATTATATTCCTTTGTTTATACAAGTATACACTATTTCGTAATATATTTTAGTGCTGATACTAAATTGTTTACTGATTCTGCTGCAGTGTAGTAAATATTTTTCTTTGCCCTGTTGTTTTTGTCAACATTTGCCATCCAAGTTGCCTTTAATGATAATTTAGCAGCAATAGCCTGAAGCCTGACAATCTCTAGTGTTGCCACTTGAATTGGGATATCTGGCTTAATGATAAGTTTAGCAATCATAGTAAGTGCAGTTGTAAGATCTTCATCTTCCATATATTCTGATATTTCTGAAAGACCATTAATCATTTCTAGTGTTGTTTTTTCCATTATATTATCCCTTTGTCATATTTTAACTTTATTGTTTTTTGTCTTATATCTCTTTCTTTGATAAACTCTGGTGATATTTCATTGATATAGGTTGTTTTTTCAGAAAATTGACACAACAACATATCTAAATATTCATCATCATTAAAAACTTTTTTTTCTCTCCAATGTACTTCATTGGTTCCAGAAAATATTAATGCCTCATTATTTTTTAAAATACTGCTTTCTCCTTCAACCACAATAGCCCAATCCAGGTTACTATCTAATTGAATATCAAAAGTTAATCTAGGAGTTTTAAATTTTGTATCAACATGTGGATGTAAATTTGGACTTCCATATTGTTTTGAATATCTAGTAAAAGAAATACTTTCTAATTCTAATTGTTTGTTTAATTTTTTTTCTGCTATATCAATAATTTTATCAAATATTTTTTTATTAATTTTTAAATTTATCGATCCATTATTTTCTTCCTTGTATTCTTTCCAATATAAAATTGAATACAAACGCCCTAATACTTCTTGAACAACATAATCTTCTTTTATAATATTATTAATTTCACTATAAAGAAAAGTCAATTCTTCTTCTGTAAAAATATTTTTTATAATTTTAGTATTAGTTATAGTATTTATATCCATTTTTCAATTCTTTATCTAGCCAAACTTTACTTTTTACTTCACTCATTTTAACATTTGGAGGATTTTTTAAATCTTTAGAATCTAAAAAATGAAAGAAAACCATTTGTAAAAAATCATCTTCTTTAAAATCATATGGTCTTCTCCAGTGAACTTGATCTTTTACATTAATCCAAAATCCTTGTCCGTCCAATAACTCAACCTCTTTGCCCTCTACCATGCTACGCCAATTAATATTTGATTTTAATTGATAATTAAAAGTTATAAAAGAAGATGTTTGGTCTAGATGTGGTGGCAAAAATGGCGTCCCATATTTTTTATTGTATTCTACAAAAAATGCTGGACCTAAATATAAAGATGGAGAGTATTGTTTAATATAGTTATTGAAAAATTTAACAATTTCTAAATCTGGTGTTAAATTAATCCTAATTCTTCCCAACTCTTTATTTAACAATACTGACGGTTCTTCAAAGCGCATACTTTCATTATTATTTGTTTCTGCTAATGGCATAAACTTTCTTGTATCATCTAAAAATTTTTCAAAACTTTCTAAAACATCTGTTGGAAATATTTTGTCAATAATAACATTGTTATTTGTTAAAAAATCAACAGTTTCATTCATTTATTTTTTCTTCCTCTCTGCTCATATTTAATTCACTTTGCCAAAAGTCACACTCAGACTCAAGATATTCTCTATATTCAGGATCAAACTCAGCATATTGATCTGAAGAAAAATGAAAAAATATCATATCTAATTGTTGACCATCTAAAATTTTTTGATCTTTTCTCCAATGAATTTGATTTGTTCCAGAAAAAACAAGCGCTTCGTTATTATTTAAAACAAACTCTTTTCCTTTTACAAATAATGGCCATTCAAAATTGCCACCCAACTGAACATCTAACGTAATTCTTGGTTTAGGAAAAACTTCATCAAAATGAGGAAACAGTTTTGGTACGTATCCAGTTTCATTGGTATAACTGACAAAACTGTGCTCTGTCAAATAAACAGAATAATCCAAAACATCATTCATTGTTTTGGTTACTTTATCTAAAATATTTGATGGCAAACCTGCATGATAAATTTTTTGACCTAGCAGTGTGGATAAATGGGTGCTGTCTACTGTTTTTATAAATTCATATATTTGATTTATTTCATTTGCTGTAAATATATCATTTATGATAAAGTTTTTATGGTTATTATACATAATACTATTATACACCATCCATATATTGTTCTAAAACGTCTACTTCTATTATAGCAAGTCTTATTTTTTTATTGCCTTCACCCAAAACAATAACAAGTGCTGGATCGCTATTATTCTTAATTGCATCTGTTACTACTTTTGCCCAAACAGCAGCATTAAGAGTAAATGATTTTGCACTTTCCTTAAAATCTACAGTAAAACCATTCCAAGAAGCATCTCCCTTTTTAGTATTTCTACCAGAGTTTTTATGCTGTATAGCCCCTAACCTTTTAGACTCAGAACGCTCACTCATTTTGATAATCCCTTTTTGATTTAGGAAGTAGGTTTACTTTAGATATATGTTTTTTCGTACACATCCAAGTTACGTCTTTTGTTTCAAGCCAAAACCTACAGACATCTATAACTTCACTACATTTTTGACATGCAAATTTACCAGTAAAAGTTTTAAACTTTTCAGACATTATTAACTTTATTCTTTATCATATCTTGTAAGTCTAAATCTTCTCTTACTCTGCTTACAAATGTATCTCTACCCTGGATCTTTGTGCCATCGTCAAGTTGATACCAAGCACCAGTCCTATTGATTATCCCCAGACTTTCTGCTGTATCAACCAAATCAGCGATGGAATCAATACCAAGATCATCACCTCTAAAATAAAAATCGTACTCACCAGATTGGAAGGATGGAGAAGTTTTTGAAAACTGTAACTCCCACCTAACTTTACGACCAACTTTTTCTTCAATGAGTTTGTCTCCGACATGTATCTTCCCCTTCAATGCTTGATTGTCTGATTCTGATGAAAATAGTTTAACAACAGTTGATGAGTAAAACTTTGTTGCCTGACCACCAGTTGGTTGTTGGCTGGTATACATTGCACTAATATTATTTCTTGATTGTGAAATAAGAATAAACAAAGTTGGCTTAACCTTATTGTTTGCATAATTAATCATCTTCCATGCATTACTAAAGTCACGAGATTCTGCACCAATTTGTTTAGTATTTTCTAATTGTTTTAGTTCATCCGTATCTTTTTCAAAATATATTGCTGGTAACAATGAAGTAATTGAGTCAACTACAATTAAATCAACTCCAGCCTCCATTAGTTGCACACCTACATCAACCATTTCATTAATTGTTCTAGCCTTTGAAACAATTAATTTAGATGTATCTACACCAAGTTTTTGTGACCATTCTTTATCATATGACATTTCAGCATCAATCCAAGCACAAATCTTTCCTTCTTGTTGTGCTAAAGCAACTGTCTGAAGGCATAAAGAGGACTTAGCAGAAGACTTAGATCCCCACATAAGGACTTGTCTACCATACGGCAAACCACCGTTTAAAGCCCTATTAAGACCAGTGCTAGGTGTTGCTGCATATTCTGTTGCTGGAACTGAATCTCCAGACATTATGCTTTTACGTAATTTAGGATTAAGTTGTGCTAAAACTTCTTCTATACTAACTGACATGTACATCCTCCAATGTTACTGTTCCGTCTTTTGTCTTTCCAAAATCAAACTTATAGGACTTTCCTTCTTCAATATGCATATATGCTTTTGCAAATGCCGTAGGAAATACTGTGACAGAATGAAGATCTCTAGATGTATCTGCAAGTGTTAGAGAAGCCATCTTTTTACCTGTCTTTGTAGTTCTTGACTTAAGAGATATTACAAACATTTGATCGTCCTTGTATGGTAACTGCTTGTATCCAAGGAACTTAACAAGTGCGTTAGATGATTCTTTTATTTCTTCAGAAGGTATGGAAGATACAATCCTATTATCATTACAAAGAACCAAGTAAGAACGACCAGTCTCAATAGTCGTATTTTCATCATCAAATATACCCACAGACCCAGTTTTGTCCAAAATTTCAACTCGTGACCATCCTGTTCCTCTTTTAATTGATTTTACCATACCCATAAAAATGTATGATCCCTTTTCTTCAAAGTCAACAATATCCTGAATAAATGCATAGTAGTGAGAAGGTATTGCAATATTAAACTCTGGAAGGTTTAAGTATTCATACAAGTTCTCTTTAATCTCTTTATCATTTCTAGGGTTGTCATTAAATGTTGCAGCACCAATTACCCTTAATGCTTGTAGAGCACGACTATTTACTCCGTTCCCCTTGGTAAATGTGAACTGTTCAAGTTCTTTGTACGAACTAAAAGGTCGTGCTGAAATATATCTTTCTGCAATTTTATCAGATATGTACTTGATAGCAGTGAGCCCAAACCTAATGCCCTTACCCTCAATTTTAAAATCGATATCCGAATCGTTAATGTGAGGTAACTTAACGCTAATGCCCATTCTTTTTGCTTCAATAAGATATTCAGTTCTCGCATCTTTATCCTTTTCATTTTTTAATAGTGCGAACATAAACTCTAGGGGGTAGTAGTATTTGAGCCACGCTGTCCAATACGAGAGAGTACTGTAAGCAACGGCATGCGATTTGTTGAACGAATACCCAGCATGCGCTTCAAAATCATGCCAAAGATCCAAAGCACTATTAGGGGAGATATACTTACTAGCACCACTAACGAAACGATCTTGGAACTCCTTAAACTCTTTAGCATCTTTTTTCTTGCCAATGATCTTTCTAACTTTATCTGCTTCCGACATGGACATACCGCCAAGGTGTACGCATGCTTGCATAACTTGCTCCTGGTAAAGAATGCACCCATAAGTATCCTCCGTAAATGGTTTTAGAATTTGGTGAAGATAATTAATATTCTGACGACCGTGCTTACGGTCAATATAATCTTTACCAATTGTGTTAGCAGCACCTGGACGCACCAAAGCATTTGATGCTGCTAGTTCGTTGAGGTTCTTAACGCCCATCTTGACAAGAAGGTTGGTGTATGGTGCTGCTTCGCACTGAAACACTCCCTTTGTATATCCATCTGATATCATCTGATATACATTCGCATCGTCCATCTTAATCTTAAGAAGGTCAATCTTTTTGCCATCTCGTTCTTTGATTATGTTAATTGTATCCTTAAGAACAGATAAAGTCTTAAGACCCAATGCATCAATCTTAATCAAACCAATTCTTTCAGCCTCTTCCATATCAACACCAACGACAGGAATTCTTTCATCAGATCCTGTAGATGATCTTGTTTCAAGTGGTGCGTATCTAAAAATTGGTTCCTTACTTGTTACTACACCTGCTGCGTGGATTCCTGTACCACGAATGCGACCACGAAGTTGTTCTCCATAGACTTCTACTTCTGGATACTTCTCACGAAACTCTCTTGTTGATTTTGAACTACAGAAATCATCCCAAGAGTCTACAGTCTTCAAAACCTTATTGACATCTGATAGCGGAATGTTCAACACTCGTGCAATATCTCTAACAATTCCTTTACCAGTGAACTCAAGGAATGTAGCAATAGATGCAACATGTCGATACTGTCTAACTAGATAGTCTTTTACTTCTTCACGGCGAGTATCTTGAATATCTGTATCGATATCTGGAAAATCGTTACGCTCTGGGTTAATAAAACGGAAAAACAAAAGGTTGTGCTCAATAGGATCAATGTCTGTAATCTTTAGTGCATAACAAACAAGAGAACCAGCAGATGATCCACGACCAGGCCCAACCATAATCTCTTCTTTCTTTGCCCAGTTAATCATATTGCTTACAACAAGGAAGTACGGAGCAAACTTTTTATCTTTAATAATCTGCAACTCTTCTTCAAGTCTATCAAGATACTCCTGATTTTCTGACAAACCTCGTTCTACCAAACCTTCTAATGCAACCTTTGCAAGTTCCTTATCAGGACTCTTATACTGTACTGGTAGTAAGTCTAATCCTTCTTGGATTCCATAGTCTTCTACTGTCTCTGCTAACAGAATTGTGTTTGAATAGATGTCAGGTCTATCTATCCCCTGCGATTCCATCGCTGCTTTAATCTCTTCGTATGAGAGCAGGTGAATATCAAACTTATTAAATGTAATCTGACGGTCTTCGCCATATAGATAATCTAGGCGTTCCATCATGCTGCCTTTTTTCTTTGACTTCTCATACGTTGCATCTTTTACAAACTTGCCATGTGTATTCATTAACAACTTAAACTCTTGTACTTCTTTTTGTGATGTATCAACATGGTGACAGTCTGGCGTAACAATAACTTTAATGCCAAACTCGTCTGCAAGATCTATTAAATGTTTATTAATATGCGCTTCGTTATGAGGCATTACTTCAATATAATAGTCATCTCCAAAGCGTTCTTTAAACCAAGATATGTACTTCTTGGCAAGAGCGAACTCTTCTTCTTCTAATGCTTTTACAAGCACACTACTTGGACAAGCAGAGGTAACAATAATACCTTCTTTATACTTTTCCAAAATAGTAAAATCAAATCTTGGTTTCTTAAAAAAACCATCTGTCCAAGATAGTTCACTAATCTTGTTTAGATTTTCCAAACCAATTTGATTCTTGGCTAGAAGGATAATGTGATTATAGACAAGATCTTGTTGACCTTCTCTTTCAGACTTATCTCGTGTATCAGATATGTCTGCACACATGTATCCTTCTAGACCCAGAATTGGCTTAATGCCCTTTGCTTTTGCAATACGGTGCAGTTCCCTATGCCCAGATAAAGTACCGTGGTCAGTGATTGCTATTGCTGGCATCCCTAACTCAACTGCACGGTCAACGTATTCTTCTGGAGTAGCAATCCCATCAAATAAACTAAAATGGGTGTGGACATGTAAGCCTACGTAATTCATCTCCTACCAGTCAGTATTTGTGCTGGTAATTGATGGGCTGTCAAAGCCAAGGTAGAACGCTTCTTGTTCTGCATAAGGAATCTTACGAAGAGCAGACTCTAGTGGATATGGCTCTGTGCCTGTCCAATCAAATGGCTCCTTATCTGGTGCAGATGGAATAAGTGTGTAGTTGGTTTCAGTTCCCTGACCATTACGTCTCAACTTCCAGACAACATTTGAAATGCTTCCAGTCTCCATTGCATATTCCTTGATTGTATTAAATGATGATTGCTTGCTGATACCCATTGACCAGATAGCAACATATGGTGGCTCTAGGCCATCGTCTACAAGAACATTGCAGTAGAAACGAAGACGGGCTCTCCAGCCAGCCTTTGGATCCTTGCGATGCATCTCTTCTGCCCAATCACGACCTTCTGACTCCATTGTATCTAGAGCCTTACGCTTGTAGTCCTTTGGGTTGGTGTGTTCCTTGACAACTAGTGCAAGTCCACGACCTTCGTTATAGTTTGCAGAGTCTTCGTCAAGTTCTTCAATAAAACGAATCTTTGCTGATTGTCCGTCTGCTAACTTTAGCCAACGAACTTTTGGTCCATCTGATTTTGGTTTGTCGAGCAGGGCATTGATGTTTTTTAGTCCCTTTACTACGCTCATATTATTCTCCTTTTTGTTTGTTTATTTATTTAGTTTATCATAGATGGTTGTTTTGTGCAACTATGCTATAACAATTCTAGCATATCTTGGTGTTTAATCCATTGAATATCTTTTTTATTTATAATATCAATATATTGATAATATAATTTTTCATTATATTGATCAATTACAGAATAATTTTTTATACCATTTCCATAGTATATTTTTATAAAATAATCATTGAGGTAAGACCCAGTCTTGTTAACAAAATCAGATTTACTTGGAACTGGAATGTTTGTTTTCATTTGTTCTAAAAAGTTTGATATCTTATCTGGCATTTTATTGTTTTTAGTAAAATCTTGCCAAAAACTATTATTTTTTTTGTTAGTTACGTAATGTATATAAATTGCAGCAATTATGTCATCTTCTAGATTTTTTATATAGTTATTAATTTTATCTCTAAAATTGATTTTATCAACAAGATATTCCTCAAAAGAATCTGCAAACTCTTCCATAACTGAAATAACATTCATTAATGCGCTTGCTTCTAGTGGTTCAAAAAAACTAGCAGATAATCCTACTGCTAAACAGTTACCAATAAATTGCTTTTCATAAAATCCAGCATCATACTTTATACATCTTGCTGGTTCCCAGTTTTTATTTATTTTAGTTTTCATTTCTAGCACTGCATCTTCTTCGGAAATAAAGTTACTATCAAAATTATATCCCATGCCATATCGTGATCTAGTTGGAATTTCAAACGTCCATCCATAGTCTAGTGCAGTTATTTTACTATAAGGTGGAATAGAATCTCCCATTGGAACTTGACCAACAATAGAACTATTTATTGGTAAGGTTTTGTTAGCGCTTATCCATTTTTCTTTATAAAAGTTTCCAACAATAACTCTATTAAATCCAGAACAATCAAAAACAAAATCTACATCCATAGAACTGTTTGATAATTGAATAGAATTAATTTCATCGCCCTCTGTTTTAAAACCTACTACTAAATCATCAACTATTGTTATTCCCATATCAATGGCTACTTTTTTTAAAAACTTTGAACATAAAAATGTATCAAAATGTATTGCTGTTTGTAATCCATTTTTTTTATTAAAAGAAACAGGAACTTTATTTTGCAATGAATATTTTGTACTTTCATCTATGTTTATTAAACTACCATCTTGTTTTATGGCTGTAGATATTAAAGACAAATACTTATCATTATAAATTTTATTTTGTAATATTAATGGAACAAAGAAATCAATATCTTCATCATTCCAGTTGCAAAATAAAGACCCCATCTTGATCGTGGCATTAGTCTCTTTCATAAAAGTACCAATATCAATACCAAATTCTTTTAACATTGGTAAAAAATTTCCAGAGGTTGCCTCTCCCACACCAACAATGCCTATTGAAGAGTTTTCAATAACTGTAACATTATGATGTGGGAATTTTTTTTGCATCTTTAGAGCAACAATATAACCAGATGTTCCTCCTCCGACTACAACTATTTTCAAACCGAATATCTCCTATCGTATCCAGCCTTATTAATTTGTTCTGCTGCAAATTCCCACTCAGCATAATTTTCTTGAACAATTCCATGCCCTTCAACGATTCTGTTATAGAAATTAAAAATTGCACAAACTGAAATTGCATCCTTGAGTTCTGCTTCAGAAAATCCAGCATCAAAAACATTTTGATAATCAGATTTTGTTAGTTGTGAAGGAGTCAAAGTTAACTTTTTAACCAAGTCTAAAATTGTTTTTAGTTTGTGACTTTCATAATCTTGATCAACAATATTTTTTAATTCTTCTTCATCTGCATTTAAAGATTTTGCAAATACAAGATGAGATCCAGTGCAGTATTTACATCCATTCAAAGATGATGTAAACATAGCAACAATCTCTCTATCTTTTGATGAAAGGGCGCTATCCTCTCTTAAAATTTCCTGAGCCAAAACTAATGCTGTTCCATACTTTTTTGGATTTTCCATAAATACATCTACAATTGTAGAATTGTTATTAAAACTAGAAAATACGTTTTCAATTGCCATTATTGTAACCTTCCTATTATGTCTGATTTAAAATCACTTTCTAACTCTATTATATCAGAATCTAGCATATCTCCAATATCTTTGTACTTTTTATCAAGTCTAATGATTTGTGATCTGCTGCCTATTTTTTCAACTATTTTACTTCCCATGGAGTTTCCAGCATCATCATTGTCAACAATCACACACACTTCATTAAAATATTTTTTAAGCAATTCTATCTGAGAACTTGATACATTTGCACCTAATGTTGCTACTGCTGAAAATCCAACCTGGTCTAATCTAATAGCATCAAATGAGGACTCTACGACATAAACTTTATTTGACTGTTTTACTCTATGCAAATTAAAAAGTATTTTACTTTTTGGAAGTCCTGGAGTATTCTTAAACTCTTTATTTTCAATAGTTCGTGCAACAAAACCAATGGTCATTCCTTCTGGGGATTGAACTGGTATTGTAACCATATCTTGTTTTTCAGAATAGCCAAGGCTAAACTTCTCTATAGATTTTTTTGTTATTTGTCTACCTTCAAAATATCGCATTGCTCTAGGAGACTCTAGCGTTTGATTGTTCAATCTTTTGATTAATACCTCATCATATTGAATAAACTCTTTTGGTTTATATAACTTTTTATTAATAAGATTTTCAATGTTAGTTTCTTTTTCTTTACTCTTAATAAATCTGATAGACTCAAAATAAGACCTACCAGTCATCTTCATAATAAGTTCTTGAAGTTCTGCTGTTTGCTGACAACTAAAACAAAAGAACAATCCACTTTCTTTAGACACTTCTCCTGCTGGTGTTCTTGTGTTATTGTGATATGGACAAAATATAATAAAGTCTGAACCAACTTCTGATTCTAATGTTATGCCTGATCCAACAAGGACTCTTTTAATCTGTTCTTCTGTATATGTATTGGTCTGTACCCGTCTACCGCGATTATCCACTGTATCTTCTTTCTTCCAACGTGCATTCCATATGCTGTAAGGGCAAACTCAAAATAATTTTTGTCACTATCATATTTTAGCGTAAAGTCTGGTTCAATGTCAATTCTTGGGGCATATCCAGTTTCACGCATCTGGATGACCAAAAGACGTAGATATTCTTCTTTAAGTCTAGGTATGTGAGATTCATCCTTGATGATGCCATCAAGATAGAAGTTTTTAATCGGTTTGTGATGAAGTGACACATTATATTATAACGCCTTATCTTCGTAGTCTTTGTATCGATAGTAACCTTTATCAAAGTCTACCTGCACTAAAAACTCACCCATAAAACCATTACGATTCTTTCTAAAGGCACACTCAATGATATCTGAGTTAGTTGCCCTACCCAAAGCCATAACCCAGTCAGCATCGTACGCAATCTGTCTAGACCAGGCAGTCTGACCAAGCGTAGGGACACTGCTAAGATCATTTACATCATCTGGGGTAGCAGAGGAGATAGCAATAATTGGAACCTCTTCTGAAATAGCCATAAGTTTAAGTTCACGAGACAAGTTCTTCATTCTTACTGTTTCATTATCAGATTTTTGATTTGGTGTCATAAGTTGTAGATAATCCACAATAACAAAGTCTGGTTTATATTGGTCTATCTTGCCACGTAGAACAGACGGACTAATCTCTCCACCCTGATCATTTGAGATAATATGAAATGGGTTCTTGCCTTCAAGGTGGCGCTTGTGCCATTCCTTTAATGTGTCTATCTCAATATTACCTTGACTAATTTTACGATGCGACCAAAGTCCTTCACCCATAATTGTAAATACACGATTACGAACCTCTGTTTCAGACATCTCAAGACTAATAATTAGTGGTGTCTTGCCTTGCTTCCAAGCCTGTACCGCAAAATAAAGTGCAAGCCAAGACTTACCAATTCCTGGATATGCAAGGAATACTCCTAGTTGTCCACCAGTAATTCCAGATGGTAGATAGTTGTCAAATCCTGGTAGTCCAGTTTTAATTCCTACATTGCCCGCTGCTTCCATTTTTTTGAGATGATCAAAATAAGCAATTGCAGAATCTAGATCAATAACATCAATATCACGAACGGCAGATGTATTCTTTTTTAACTCTGACGTTTTTGTAATTAAATTATTTAATGCTTCTACACCCTTGTCATTTTGAACATCTCCTGCTGCAGAACGCAGAATGTCTTTAAGGCTATCATTTAAATATTCATGCTGTAATTCTTCTAGATGGTGCTTAGTTGCTCCAATATCTTCAATTACCTCAAAGTCTCTAAACTTTTCAACGACAAGTGATGCTGGTGGAACAGAACTATTGTGCTCAAAATAATTTCTAATAAAATTCCAGATATCTGAGTGCGTTCTAAGAATGCCATCAACGTTAGCCTGTAATAGAACGTGTATCTGCTTATCTTTTAATACAGCATTAATTACTTTTGCTTCTGAGTTATTCACTTAGCCACGCCCTTGCCTTCCTACGTCTTTCTAATCGATCTTTATCATCTTGCTCTTTATCAAGTTTAGCCTTTAAAATTTTTTCAGCATTATATGCAAAATAATTCCAAGACGGATCTTGTGCCACTTTAAAATAGTATTGAAGTAAATCGTAACATGCTGGCAATCCATAGGACTCAATTAACGCATCTGAGGCCCACTGTTCTACATTTAAATTTAAAGTAGACTTTGCCTGATATCTTTCGTTATGATACTTAGAATATCTGCTTAGCAAAGCCATTCGGTCTTTGCGGTCTGCCATTATTCTTCTATTTCTGCCTTAGCCTCATTGATCTTCTCAGTCAATTTAGCCTCTACAAAGCCATAGACGCGTTCCATAGCATCGTTGGTTGTCTCACCCTGCCTCTTTGCATCTACTACTCCCAAATCAAGCCGTAGCGATTGAAAATTGCCAAGATTTAATGTATATCCTAAAGTAACAGATACCTTAGTGTTTTCGTTTTGTTCCATTAGTCCTCCAAAGGCCTAGTTAATGCTTTCATTCCAAACAGGGATAAATCTACCATCTTCAGTTCTTGTATATGTAAGTATACCATCGCCCATTCTGCGTGTCAACTCTTGTTTAGTGGGAGTATTATTGTTTGTAATTAGTCCATCTTTTCTTGGTTGCCCTTGATGAATTGATGCAAGAATATCTCTCATCTCTCTAACCTGACTTTCAGAATAATATGATCTAATCTGAAAACCTACTTTTCCATATTTACTACATCCTTTAGGAGATGGAATAATACCTTTTTTCATTAAACGTGGCATATATTTTCTATGTCTATTTAATAGTTGTGATGTTTCACTCACGGTATATGCTCGCTCTCTTTTCTTTTTAAACTCATGTAAAAAACAAATTTCATTTTGATCTTTATTAATGTTGTATAAAGTTATAGTACCAGTAGATCTGCTATTGTGATATATTCTTACAAGGTCTCCATTAAGAAACCATATTTTTTTGCTGCCAGAAATTACAGGGGCGCTATTGTAGTCTTTGCCCTTATCTTTTCCTGAGAAAGCAGCCATGATCCCTCTTTAGAACTATCTGGTGGATGATAAAATTTTCTTTTACCACACATAATACAGTATACCTCAAGATGCTCAGATGTGCTAAATTGACGGTCTACTAGGATTTTGCCTTTACATTTTGCACATTTCAATTTGGAATTCCAATAACAAGAACATTAACATCTATTGTAGCAACACCATTAGAAGAAAACTTTGCAACAAGGTTGGCCTCTGATGTTGTAACATTTGTAAGAAACACAGAAACATTTTTACCAGCCTCTGTTCCACCCTTATTCCATGGTGTTGCAACTACAATTGGTGGATATTTAAAACTAAAGTTAACTTTAAATGGAACTTCTCCTCCAGCCGTAGTGGTAGCAGCATTAGTTACGTTTACAGTTTCGCCATATATAGAGGCTCCTGGTGTTGGAACCTCATAACCTGTTCTTGGTGTGGTAGTCCCAACAATTTTAGTATTATTAGAAGATGTTGGAGAGGACTGTCTTAAAAGTTGATTAACTGTTGTAACAATGCTAGAGATGTATGAAACATCTAATGGCTGACCTCTTTGTGGTATTGGTAACTCAGGCATGATATTTAATTATAGCACATTCCGAATTAAAGATTTTCTTTAGTTGTTTTAACTAAAATCTGATTGGTATTTATTATCCTATCATATGTTGCATTTTGAACAATAACATTAAAATTGTCTACGTCATTTTGATCTAACAGAAATCTAACACTAAAAAATCCTTGTTCGGTCTTGCTATATGAATAGGTTGAAACTGCTGGTTCTCCAACCGCAGTATTTGTTTTTAAAAATATATCATAATTTCTCATATATTGCAACTCTATTCCTGAAGGAGCCCACTGTAAGATTACTTCATAAATTGAAGTGCTTCCCTGTTGTTGTACAGATAAAGTATATGAATATGGAGAAGCAATTGTTGGCAACGCAACCTCTTGTATTTTTGACCAGTGCGATGCTCTGTTTCTATCTTCAGAAATAACTCTATATCTTAATCTAATTTTTCCAGTTTGCCCACTAAAAGGTGGAAGATCTTTGTTTTTAATAATAGATTTTTTAATATTTTTATCTGCCATTATTCAACACCAACAGACATCCTATACTCTATATAATTATTTGTGTTTGATGCTTTTAGTATTGGTTGCTCATCAGCATTTTTTACTACTGTATATGCTGTTAATCCATATAGTGGATTTTGAGTTGTTACATTTTCAATTCTAATTGCATCAAGACCAATATAGTAATTATCGGTCAATGCATTACTTGTAACTGCACAAGCATATATTTTTAAAGATGTTACATCTGCCCAAGAAAATCCATCTTCTTGTACAACATCTGAAATATTTTTTTCAATAGTATAATATCTATTGCTTGAAAAATCAATGCTTGCGTTTCCTGCATCAACAACATTAAAAATTAATCTTGCTTTTTTAGTAGATGTATTGATAAAATCAACAATAATTTTTACGCTATCTGGGCCAGTGTAGGGGGTTGAGAGTGTTAGGGCTGCAGACTTATTTATAACAGAAAAGGCAATTTTAATTTTATCAGATAGAGAGTTTTGAGATAAGTTAATTGATGTTCCAGTTTTTAAAATATGATATGCCGATGATAAATTTGTAGAAGATGTAGCATCTTTAATACTAGAAAAATCTCCAGCCACAAGAATAACATTATTAAAAAACCTACATCTTTCATGATAGTCATTTCTATTATTTCTATAAAAAATTCTATTATCAGAATTTGCTTGAAAAACATCATAGGCAACATCAATAACATTATCATCACCAGGATCTAATGCAGTAGTTACAACAGGTATATTTGCTGTTGATGCAGTTACTGATTGCCAAGCCTCTTCTTGTGAAAATAAAACAATATTTCTGCTATCAAATCCCGCAGCAGATGGATTGCTTCCAGCAGAATAAATTCCAATTTCAGTAATTTCATATTTTTCCTGGCTAGGAAGTTCTCCTGTAAACACTAACTTATTTACTCCATCTTCATATACATAACCACGAGATGAAATCGGTACCCTAAACATTTCAAAGTCTAACGATTCTTTTTGTGCATATGTATTAAAACTGTGTGAGTCTGCAGACCCTAATGGTTGTGGTCCAGAACCAAAAGCCATGTAGGATGCGAATGCTGGGGCAGTGCCTAAAAGGTACTTTGCCACAATTTCTTTGCCAGTATTAGTTATCAAGACTAATCAACCCCTAATGTATCATTATATATTGTACCACCTGAAATGATTTCAATTTGAATTCTTTCATCAGAAGCATTGTCTTTTGTTTCTATAATTAAGTCTCCATTTGCATCTATATATACATTAGTTCCATTTGTGCTAGAATCTGTTGGAACATCTGGTATTCTAGTGAGAAGGTTAATAGCAAAATTGAAAAAATACACATCTGAAGTATCCTGAAGGGCTATAATCTTTTTTGGATCATAGGTGTTTTTAAAATTTGCAATATTTGCAATAGGCTGATAATCTATATTTTTAGTATTAACAAAATTTTTATTACTTAATATTAAAAGTTCGTGTCCAGCAATTTGTTCAAACAACAAATTTACAATTTCTCCCTCTCCTATAGGATTTATAACGTTTTCATCAAAACCAACATATTGGGGAGTTGCTATTTTAATAGAGGCTTTTGTCACTAAACTAGATGACTTTTGATCTATTTGTGGAACTGGTGGTGTTGCTGGTTTATCTTTGGTCATTTCTAACCATTCTTCTTCCCAAGTACCCATATTACACCTCACTCAAATAAACTGTCATAGATGGTCCACTATCATTTCTATCGTATTGAATATTATAAACGATAAATCTTGTATTTGTTGTTGCTACCATATCAATATCATCATTGTTTTTATAATCAATAGTAACAATATCTCCTAACTGAACTATTGGAGTTGCAAACATTTCAATCCCTACTGATTTTTTAGGTTGCATTAGTTTATTAATTATCCACCCCATTAAATTTTCAGCATCGTCAGATGTTTGAATATAATCACTTTCAATAGAAAAATCATTTTTTCCATAAATAATTCTGCTATTTTTAATGGTATTATATTTTTGTTCTTCAGTAACAGGTGAATATACAATAGCATTTCCTTTAAGTTCTTGATCTGAAAAACTTGAAGTTTTCTTAAAATAATCATCAACAGTTAATGTATTAGTATTATCTTGTGTAAATGCAATACCTAGAATATTTAAAAAATTAAAAGATGTAGTTCCTAGGTCTAATAAAGAATCTGTTGAATTAAAAATTAAAAACTCTGCGCCATAAGCATTTGATTGATAATTTGAAATAGTAAAATCTTTTACTCTGTCTTGTGGTTTTAATATCTGTGAAGATAGTGCTGGATATGCATTATCAAATCTAACATTTAAATATGCACACTCTCTCATAATAGATCCAAACTCATCATAAAAAATTTTATAATTTGGATTATTCCCAGGGCCAACACCAGATAAATATGTATCTTGTAAAACACCGCTTAGTGCATATTTTCTTAATGAGTCCTTAATATTAATTGAGTTACCACTAAATACTTTACTAATTGGCTCAGTTATAGCAGTTGCTCCATTAGTAGAATAGTTTGGTCCCATGGCAAGTAGATGTTCAAACATACACTTTGATCCGCCACGAGTAAATAGTGCCGTATTATAATTTTTAGGAAGTGGGTCTTTGTCATCAACCGTAGCAATTAAAACATTGTTTATATACAAATAAAATCTTCTGCTATTTTGACCCAAAAGATTATCTACATACTCTACCGCTAAATCATAAACTGTTGTGTATTTGTCTTCAAACTTTTTAGAAATACCAACAAAGTTTCCAGAGTCAGATAAAATATCTCCGTTGCCACTCCACAAAAGTTCTGGTATTGCTTTAGTAGAATCTGAATCTTTTTTAATCTTATAAAATATAATATCTGGTTGCTCTTCAGTTCCACCATCTAAAGAAATAATTTCAAAATAATAACCATTGTTATTTGCTGCATTAACCAATACACCAAGTCCTCCAGAATTACCAGATAGTTTAATTGGTTGGTTTGGAGAACTTGTTGGTATTTGATAATATATTGATCCATCTAGTGGTGTAAGTGTTTTATACGAATCATTATTTTCGTCTTGAATTTCTCCAACAGATGCACCAATAATTCTAATTCTTGTACCAAAATAATTATATCGATCTTGAAAACTTTTAGTAATAAGCGTAATAAAATTTGTTGCATTTGGATCAGTACTTGTAAAGTTTGGACCTTTTAATACAAGTGCTGACGATTGTATAACTCCTTTATGTTTTTGTGGATTAATAATATTAGTTGTTGATATTTCATTTTCTGTTAAATTAGATTTGCCCAAATACTTTTTAACAACACTGTTGGCTGTAGATTTTTTAGCCAAATCATTATCTACACCAGCAGGGCCAGTTGTTGTGCTTCCAGCAAAAGTACTTCCTCCAAAAAGATACTGTGATTCCATAACACAGCCTTTTCTGTTATCATAACTTAACCATTCTTGTAAAAGTCCAGCAGTGTGATAGGCAATTTGTGTTCCAAACTGAGCCCTTCCACTTGATATTACTGCACCTTCTTTCATTCTACTAGTTCCAGCAATAAGTTCATAATATGGCTCAGAGTATATTCTTACCCTACCAGTATGATATATTTTTCCATTGAATGGCATATTTGATAAATAATATTTATATTCAGCATCATTACTAATCCAAACATTTCCAATTCCTGCGACATTATACTCAACAGCATCATATTTTATAACTTCACCATTTGCATAAAAATAACCTTGATATCTAACTAACAAATATGCACTTTCGCCAAAATCAACAACATTATTTTGAATAACTCCACCTTGAACGGTAGGTGGTAAATTGCTAAGATCTTTATTTAAAACAAGCGCAGCAAGACTATATCCTCCAGAACTATTGCCAATCTTTGATTCTTGTGTATCTTGTATTTGCCATAACAAAGATGGTTTGTATATCCAAGATTTGTCTTCAGAACTAATACTTGTTTCTTGTCCTAATTGACTATACATCTTATCGATGTATCTTGTTTTATAAGTAATCTTTCCATCATTATATATTTTTTTATCTTGAGATGCCACACTAATAATATTGGCAAGTTTTTTTCCGTCAATAATTTTGTTTTGAATAATATTGACAGTGTCAGTTACTTTTGAACCTATTAGTTCATAATTAATAGGTCTTTGCGATGCGCTTGGCATTAAATATTCTTTGCTCATAACTATAAAATTATTATATTCATCAAAAAACATTGCCGTCTGTGTTGATATTGCTAAATCATTTAATATTTCCGCTAAATTTTTATCTGGACTAACAAAAAAATATGGAATAACTGGATCAATATCGTTAACATTTCTTTTATAAATATAATTGCTAAATCCAACATAATCAAGTAATAGTGCTACAGCATAACTTAGTGAAACATTTGTAATAAATAATTCTGGTGCTGGCATTGACTCAAAATAAAAATATAAATCTCTTAATTCAATAGAAATTGTTCCACCTGTTATGTCTGCTTGAGGAAAACCTTCTGAGTATAAAGTTTTTATTGGAACTAAATAGTCATATCCAGAAACATTAATAACATTTTCATAAAAAGTAAATTTAACATTTTTTCTAATATAGTCTGAAATCAAACTATTTGAGTTTTCATTAAAAGACTGATCTTCATCAAAAATATTTATTGTTCCAGTTGATGCAAGCAATTGTCCAATAGGTAGTGCGCCTGAGCCAAGATCTCCTAAAGATTTTGTAACATTATAAGAAACAACTCTGTCAGAAATGTCCACATTAAGTCGTGGAGAAAACTCAATAAGGTCAAATGTTGAATTAAATTTATTCATAGAGTCAACAATAATTCTAACACCACGAATATAATCAAACTCTCTATATCTAGTTTGATTAGTTGTTGCTTCTAAATATGAAGATGGATTAACCAAGTTAGTTACAAAATGTTTTGTTTGATCTAATGATTCATCAGTCAAGAACCATGTATACTCTGGAACAAATTGACTGTACTCATTGTCTAAATTATTCCAAATGTAGTATGTACCTTTATCGGAACTACTAGTTATAACTAAATATGCATACCCATCTACTGCATCTTTTGGAAGCAAGGTTGTTGATGATAAAATTTCAGCATGAATAAAACGAGATTTATATTGATCTGGAACTTTTAATCCGTAGGATAATTCTACGTACCCATCATCTGGAACAATTGGAGATCCGTCTGGTCTTGTTGATGAAAAGTTAAAATCTTGAACAGTTACCCATTGATTTCCTTTTAATACTTGAATCTTCCATATAGTTGGAGTTGTTTTATTTACCATACCATAAAAAGGATCTGATAAAGTACTAATTGTAGATTTATACGGACCTAAATCAACACCACCAACATTGGTCTGCATTTTAATAATAACTCTATTAGATGGAACATTATTTTTATAAACAACAAATGGGGCTGCATCATCTAAATAATATGATTGTCCTATAAGTCTATTTGCTATACCTCGTTCTGTTGTATTAGCAGAAGAAGTAGATTCTTTTTCGGTTCTATAAGAAGTCCAGTATTTAAATTCATCATTTCTATCTGGCATATAATATCTTGGCCTTTGTGTAAAAAAAGAACCTTGATCATTTAATGCATCAGTAGTAAGCGAAGGGACATATCTGCCTGGAATATAAGATGTTTTGTTGATTCCTGATCTTGGTCTAAATGGCTTAATACAATCTTCTAAAGAATAATATAGTTTAAGTTGTTCTTTTGTTGCGGTATAAAATATTGGGTTGTCATCATCATCTACCCCACCATCTACTACAACATCAGCATCTGTTGCACCAGTATAAAATTGTCCGACATCATTTGCATCAAATGTTGACTGAATTGTTAAATATCTAGTATCACTACTTTGTGGGCGATATCTATAGTTGCCTAACTTAAAAATATTATCTGGCATATTCATATTCCACTCAGCAACTATTTTTGATTTTGACTGAATAGTTGGTGAATTTTGAAAATGATTTTTTAGCGCTGTATTATTAAACATTACACTTCTTCCAAAGTAACAGAAATGTTCCAGAGATCGTGGTTGGTCCTACCTCTTTTTACAACATCATAACTAAAGTCTGCAATATACACCTGCACAATTTCACTATAACTTGTTAAGTGTAAGAATGCTGAATCATCTGATCCAAAATTTTTATAATTATCATATGATAAAAACATCCAAAATGGACCTTGGTGGTTTTCATACCAATCAAGAAGTTCAACTCCTCCTGCGCCACCGTCTGCTGTATACTCATTCTGTCCAGTAAGATCAGACTTACCCGTTGAATTAAAATCTGCAACCCTCAAATATGCTCTTGATGGCAAATTGTCCCAAGACATAGATATAGTCATTTTGTCTGCAATATGATGAGATCTCATATTTCCATTAATCATTCTTTGTCGTTGTTCTATTCTTGTTGGCTTAAATTGTATTGATGATCTATTATGATCTGATAAAATTAAAAATTGATTTGCTGGTTGAGCAGTAGTTGCTAATGATGAATCAGCACCTATTTCTTGTCCGATAGGAATATAAATACCAGTTGTATCTAATGTGCCAGAATTTTCTGACCAAATTATAGCCTGTGGCCTAGCATGTCTTTTTCTACCTAAAATATATGATGCTGTTGCCATTATCTATTACCCCTAATTCTTTGTGAATCAATTTGTTTAATTTGATTAATAACAGTTCTTGCAATATCATTTGGATTTGCATTGCTATTTGATACATTGACGCTTAGACTATAATTATACACTGAGTTACCTGGAAGTTCTCCATTATTAATATTATTCATTACCCCTGTGCCAAGCATATCAACTGCTCTTTTTTGTATTACAAATTCTCCAGGAGTTAGCATTGCTGGAATAGTGTCTGTTCCTTTACCATATCCCCCTGCTGCAAAATATTTTGGAACAATTCCACCCATATTCATATATTTAGGAACCATACCGCCCGTAGACCTATACATTGCCGTCCATGCTCCCGTTGCTCTACTTGCTGCTAAATTTAATGGAGATGTAATATTTGCTTTGGCAGTTGCTTTTGCAGACTCTGCTTTTTTATCTGCTGCTTGTGCATCTCTATTTAGCGTTGGGTTAGATACCCCTGCTCCCTCTATTGCTCTAATGCTTGGTTTATTAATTTGAGAAGCAATAGATATACTTGAAAACTTTTTATCTGCTGCTTGTGCATCTCTATTTAGCGTTGCTTGCTGTGCTGCAACTCCAGTATATATTTCAAACATTGTATTGCTTAACTTTTTATCATTTATTCTACTTTCATTATTTGCGTCTGCTACCTTTTTTGCAATAATTGCTGTTGATGCTACTCTATCCGCCAGTCTTCCTGCGTCATTTGCTGCAGCAATTGCTTGTGGTACCGTTAAAGATTTTTTATCTGCTATTGCATTGTCTCTTGCTTCTATGGCTTTTGGCTCTGCAATTGCGTTCCGTTTTGCTTGTTCTATTGCTTCTGGAACAGTAAGAGCAGCCTTATCTTTTATTTGTTCTTCTCTAGCATTAGAGGCTGCTTTTTCATTTAATATTCTTTGTACATCTGCTACATCTTCTTTTTTGGCTTCAGCCCTTGCATTATTTCCAAGGAATTGCATTGTACTTGAATAAATACCCATCATTTCTGCTACCAGAGGACTCATCCTACCAACTGCATCAGATGCGTTTGCTGAAGATCGTTCAGCATTTTTAGAAGCAGTAAGTTGATCAATATTTCTTTGTCTTTGTTCTTCTGCTAATTGTTCTTGACGTTCTACCCAAGCAACTGTTTCCCTTACAACATCAGAAGATGGCCTTACGTTAATATCAATACCTGATCCACTTACCGTTGTTGGTTTTGTTGTATCTCCGTTTCTTACATTTATTCCTGTTGGCGTAGTTACAACCTTTTTTTCTCCTTGTCTTACAGTTTCTGGTTTTTTTGTAGTAGGTTTTTTTGTAGTAGGTTTTTTTGTAGTAGGTTTTTTACCATCTGTAATTTTTGAAGAATTAGACGCTTTCTTTTTAGATGTTTTCTTTTTAGAAGGTTTAGATGAAGAACTTACTGGGGTAAAATTAAATCCAAGTCCTCTATTAAACATCCAGTCATCTGCAATAGCACCAGACTCTGATGTGCTGTCGCTTTGTTCAGATTTAGCAGATATAGATCCTACTGTAATTTTTTCTGTTAATGTTTTTAATGCTGCGGTATTATCAGTTGTAGCAGTCGTATTTATTCCTATTGGTGTTAGATCTGTTTCGTTTCCAGAAGGCTTTACTATTGGATTACCATTTTCATCATAGTTCATTGCAACGCCTGCTACTTTAGCACCAAATAAATCTTTTATTCGTTCATTAATAACACCTGCTACAGATGACAAAAGTGCTTGAGGTTTTCCAGCAACGGCATCTTTAATTGCTGATAGTAGACTTTGGCTGTCAAGTTTAAATCCACCAATTTCTTGAATTTTTGTAGCAATATCGTTATACGCCTTAAGTTCTTCTGGAGTTCTTTTAAGTGCTTTTGTAAACTCTTGAGCATATGCAATTTGTTTTTTAACAATATCTAAATTAATTTTAGCAAGGTCTGCAGCACTCTTAGCATTTTCTTCTTCAATTTGTTTTCTTGTTTTACCATCAGCAGTGATACTTTCAAGAGTTTTCTTTCTTGCCTCTTCAATACTCTTTCGTTTTGCTTCAAGTTGTGCCTGAATTTCTTGTTGTCTTACTGACTGAATTGCTCTTGCAGCAGCAGCCATATCTCCACGAGCAAGCGCTTCAGCAATGCTAAATCTTCCTTCTTGCAAGCGATTAATCTCTTCATTGCGTTTTACAATTTCATCTAATGCTTGAATTTGTTTATCATAAACTTTATTGGCAAGTTCTTCTTCATAGTTTATAAGTTCTAATGCATAACCATTTCTTTTAGCAGCAATTTCTATTTCTGTTTTTTGTACAATAAATTGATTTTCTGCAATTGCATTTTGTAATTCAAGAAATTCCAACATTTGTTCATTTGCCGTTTGTTGACTTACAATTGCATCTTGTTGTTTAGTCAATACAACTTTATTATAATATTCTTCAAGATCGTTACGCTTTTGTTGTGATTCAACCAATTCCTCAAGCGCTTTACCCTTTAGTCTGCCATTTCTAATTTCAAGAGCAATTGAGTCACTTTCTGTAATAGCCATTGCTGTAGCATAATCAATGCCTTGTTTCCTAAGTTTATTTACTGCAGCAGTTCTATTTTCTAGTTTTTGCATTTCTTTTGCATTGTTAGCAACTATTTCTCCTGCAGCAATTGAGGCAAGTGCTTTATTAATCTGTTCAGCACCTGCTTTAATACCATTTTTAAACTTAACAACACCTTTTTCAATTTCTAAACCAAATTTACCAAACTTCTTTTGTATTTCTTCTGGACTTAAGCCCTCTATCATATCTATAAATTCTGTACTAAGTTTTTTGGTAGCAACCAATTGATTTGTTATGCCATTAAATGTCATGTAGGCTCCGCCTTTTTTGCCACCTAAATCCATAACTCTTTTTAGTTCTTTAAATCCCTTTAATGAATTAACTGATGCTTGCTGAAAAAGTTTTAATTTTTTATTCATATCATCAAATGTTGTATCTCTTCCATCGCCTTTTTTCTTTGGTGGTGGTGTACTACCGCTTGGTTTTGGAAGAATGCCAGTCTTACCATATATAGGCTTTACTTGACCAACAGTTGTTGCAACCTTGCCAACATCGCCTCTAATTTTTTGTTGAACAGATTCTGGAAGTATACTTCCTCCAGCCTTTGCAATTGCAGCATCTTCTGCTGCTTTCTCTTCTTCTGGCGTTATTGTTTTATAAATTTGAATGAATGACTGAATAGCAGTTTTTTGTTGTTCTTTTGGTAACTTACTTATATAGTCCCAAAAAGCCATTAATTCTTTTTGTTCTCCAGCCTGGATATCTAAGCCTTCTGTTAAAATATTCATTATGGCATTTTTTTCAATTGGGTCTGGTAAATTTTCAATTTTATTAGAAAGTTCAATTATTTGATCTAACTTCTCTAAACTTCCATTATCATCAATAATCATTGAGGCTTTGAGTTCTTTGCCCTGAAGTTTAAATAATGCTGCAAGGGTTGCTGCTCTATCTTCAAATTTTCCAGAACCCTTTTTAGATGTAATTTCAGTAAATATTTTTGCGCCAATTTCAGGATTTTTTTCTCCAAATAATGTATACAATACGTTAGAAACTTCAGAAACTTGGCCTGCGTCATTAATTTCAAATGCTGTAGATACTGTCTTAAGCATTTTTTCTTTATCACTACCAAACATTTCTAGTAAATTAGTTGCAGCACCTACTTCAAGTGCGCCACCTCCAACAAGTGTGTCAATTATTACCTCTAGCCTTTGTGCTTTTACTCTAGTCTCATTAGTTGAAAATGCGCTAACTAAGTTTGAAGATTTTGCTAAAAATGCCTCTGCTCCTGCAGCATTAGTATCTTTATATTTTTGTCTAACTTGCTCTTTTAATGATTCAAAAAATGGCACTTCTGTGCCTAATTTAACATTATTTACATTAGCAAGTTCATATGCTTTCATCTGTTCGTCTAAAACTTTTCCAATACCTTTTCTTAATTGAGAAGTTTCTGTTTTTTGTTTTGTAGTTAATGCTGAAATTTGTTCATCAAGTGCTGCTTGTTTTTCTTTGTCTTTTGTTAATTCTTTTTGTTTTTTTAATTCTTGTATTTTTTTACTATATAGGTTATTTTGTGCATCTACTTGTGCCTGAACTGCCTCAATATTTTGTACATTTACTGCTGCTACTTGTGCTGCATATCTTTCTACTTCTGTTTCTGTAAAGATGGATTTAAGTCCACTCCATGTTTTACCTGCAATACCTAACTTACTTATAGACTCTTCAAATCCTTTTAAAGAATTTTTGCCAATATCTAAATTTTCTTCAATAATTCTTGTTCTTAATAGTAATGGTGTTTCTAATAAATTTTCTCCATTTGGGCCAAGCAGTTCTCTTAGTTCTCCTACAATTTGAGAAGAAACTGTCATGTCATTAAGAGAAATACCTATAGATCTTGCAAAACTTTCTGCTTGTTCTAAACTCATAACTCCATCTGCAACATAAGAGCCTAGTTGTAAACCAAATTGTTTAACTGCTCCTCCTCTATCTGAAGAAAGTGCAACAGTAAAATTTTCATATATTTGTTTTCCAATGTCAGACTCCATCATTGATGTTCCAAACTGTTGACCTTTTCGATCAAAGCCAGTTAGATATTTATCTAATGTACCCATACTTCTTCGTTTATCCATTAATTCAGAAGCACCAATGTTGCCAGTTAATTTCCCAATTGATTTCATCTTTTCAGTCGTTGCAGACATAGTTTCTATATATTGTGATTGTGCTTTTGCCTGTTGTTTATTTTTTTCTAGTAGATAATAAAATCCAGCAACTAATGCAATAGCACCAACAGCAAGAGCACTCCAAGGTCCTTGAATCACTTGCATTGCCATAGTAGCAACATTCATTGCAACCATAAATGGGGCAGCCTTTTGTGCAATTCCATTACCCATCATTCCAAGAACAGAGGATAGTGACGACATTCCAAATAATACCCCGTTTGTTCTAGCAAGCATTATTTTTCTTTTTTGTCTTTCAGCATCTCTAAGTTGTCCATCTTTTTCATCCACAACATTAGGAGCAGTAGTTCCAACTGGAACTATTTTTAGGCCATCTCTTTTATATTTAGGTTGTTTTGTTTTTTCTGTTGGCACCAATTCGCCAGCAGCACCACTTCTTGTTAGTTTTGCAGCAGCATCTTTAAAACCTTTAATAGCACCTTTTGCTAATTCTGCTCCAGCAATATACATAATTCTAGATGGCGATTTAATTTCTGCGGTATCTTTAAATCCATCAATTGCTCCTCGTGCTGCTTGAGATCCAACCGTATATGATGCTTTTAAGATTTTATAAGTTTCTGCTTTATCTTGTTTGTATTCTGCATTAATGTTTGCGTCAACAATTGCACTTTGATTTCTTGATAATCTTCTTCCTGATAACCCTTTAAATGCTCTACCATTAAATTTTGCAGCATCTTCTGGCACAATCTCGTCATCCCCATACGGAGTTCCATATTGTAATTGGCTTCTCGGAATATCTCTTAAGACCATCTTTAACTGTGTTTTATTAAATACTTCAGTACTTGTTTTTGATTCATCATATCCAGCAAACATTGTAGAATGTTTTAATAATGCAGCAGTATGTGCTTTTTCTAATATAACTTGTTTTTCTTTTTCTGACTTTGCCTGTAGTAATAATGGCTGTACTGCTTTTTCTGCCTCAAGAATTTGATCTCTTGCCATAACTGAGGCTTTGCCTGCAGATACTCTACTTTTAATTAATGCATCTTCTATTGCTGCTGCATGCTTATCTCTTGAATAATCTATTTCTGCTTGTATTCTTTGTTTGTCAGTTAATCCAAGCATTTGTTTTTCAATATTAACTTGTTCAGAAACTAATGCAGCGGCTTCTTTTCTCTTATCTATATCTTTGCCTGAACTAACATATTCTTTAGCCTTTGCTGATGCTGCAACAAGTTCTTCATATGTTTTTGGTTCGCCTGCAATTCCAGCAGCATTTAGCATTGAGTTTCTTTCGCTAGATCCAGGAGTAGTTGTTCCAGAAAATCTATCTGTTCCTACTGCCGTTAAACTTTCAATATTATTTTGACTTAATTCTGTTGCTAAATCTTTTAAACTTATAATTAAAGGTTTTGCAATTGTTACCAATCCGTCTGTAGTTGTAGATAACACACGTAGACCAACTTTTACGTCTGGCATTAGGCTTAATACTTTTTGTAATACTGGATCTGCTAATGTCGCAGGAAGTTGTGCTGGTGTTAATCCCTCAAGATGGCTTGCAACTCCAGAACTTCCTCCTGCAAATCCTGGAATATTATCTGCAATAATTCCCTGAATTAAAGGAGCATATTTTTTGTTTTGATCTGCAGGAATAATTGCCTCTCCTGGAGAAAGCATTGCAGGAACAACATCTCCAGCACCCTTTGGACCAGGAACAGATACAACACCTTCTGCATATCCCTTTGGTTTTGGACCACCTGCACTAAAATAACCTGGATTTGACATTTTTAATCTAGTTGCTGCTAATGCAGCCTGTCCATATGCCTCTGCAAGTAATGCAATAGAGTTACGTTCAAGAGTAAATGTTTGAATTAATTTAGAATGTGCTTGATCTAATGATGCTGCGATTGTTGCTGCCTCTTGTTGCTCTGTTGTTAAATAATTTGTTTGATTTCCTAAAAATTGTGAGTTTTTCCCTAAACCTAAAAATCCATTACGCACTGCTCCAAAAAGTTTAATAATGTTTGCAAGTCCATTAGCGAGCAAACCAAAGGTCATAAGGACTACTGGACCAATCGCTCCTACAATTAATACAAGTTTGGATATACCGCCTTTTACTCCATCACTTAGTCCATTAAATTTTTCTAAAACTTTACCAACAAATTCTGCAATTGGAGTAACTGCTTTTAAAAACTGTTCTCCAACTGGAGCAATCGCAACCTTAAGATCTTCCATTGATTTCTTAAACTTTGTACCAGTTGCATCTTCTACTGCGCCCAATTCTCGTTCAGACATAATAGCAAGTTCTTCTACAGACTTTGTTGTTAATTCTAAAGTTCTTGCTGCCTGATTACCATCTTTTGTTACGTTTTGAAACAATGTAGATAAACGTGCAAATTGGAACTTTCCAAATAACTGTTCAATTGCTCTTGCTCTTTCAAGTGGTGCTAATGTATCTAATGCTTGTGCAAAGCCAATAACAGTACCTTTAATATCGCCTTTGTTTGACTGAACAATTCCTTGGATATCAACACCCATCTCTTTGAGCATGGCTGATGCTTTTTCAGATGGATTAATTAAAGAAGCAAGACCAGACTTAAGTGCGTTAGCACCTTCTGATGCGTTAATTCCACCTTCCTTCATTGCTGTTAGGAAGAATGCTAGATCTTCTACATCTCCACCAAGTTGCTTTACAACTGGACCTGCTTTTGGAATTGCAATAGTTAAATCTTCAATACCTACAACAGTCTGGTTTTCAACTGCGTTAAGAAAGTTAATTTTGCCTGCAAGTTGTTCTGCGGAATATCCAAAAGCATTTTGCAAAGACATTGTTGTTTCAAGTGCTTGTTGTTGCTCTACCTGTCCTAGCACCGCTAATCTTGTTGCCTCTGCAACCTGTGCCATTAAATCTGCGCCCTGTTTACCTTGTGCTGCAGCATCTGCTGCCATCTTCATGGTATCCACAACTGCTACACCATATTTTGTAAATTCTTCTGCTAGTTTTCTAATTTCATTTAATGCTTTAGTTGTTTCACCTTGAGTAGTAAACATTTCGCCATAGACACGCTTGAATCTAATTGCTTGAAGTTCAAGATCCATAAATACTTGTGCTGCTTTAGTACCAAAAATAGTAAGTGGAATTGTAAAACCAACCATAAGTTGGCGACCTGCCCACTGTGTATTTTTACCAAAATTAAGAAGATTAGTTGATCCCTGTTTTAATAGTTGACCAAAAATTTGTTGTTTTTGAGATGTAATTGCAACCTTGGTAGCAAGATCGTCCATATCTAAAGAAAGTGGTCTAACAGCAATTGCCTTAAGTGCTCCATTAGCACCTCTACCCATTTTAATATACTGGGTTTGTAAATCTTTTACTCTTTCTTCTGCAACTTTTTGAATTGTATTAAACTCAGAAGAAAACATTTTAGAAAATGCTTTAGTGGATCCTGCTGCATATTTAAAATATTCTCTAGTTGAAAATTTATTTTTTTCTAATGACTGAGTAAATCTTTCAGTTGAACTTTGAATTTCTTGAATTCCAGCAGCAAACTTACCTGTAGCATTAATTGAGTTTATAAGATTATTAGAAAACTCTGCTTGTGCTTTTACTGCTGTTGTACTTGATTTTGCAAAAGAGGCATTAAAGGTTGCCAACTGCCTTTGTAGATTTTTAAGGTTGGCAAGGGCTGCAGTCGTGTCAATATTGACCTGAATATTTGACTGTACATCAGCCACCCACAACACCTCTTTTTTTTACATATTTAGCAATGAAGTATCTTGTAGTTTAACTCCTGATGCCGCTTCAACAATCTTATAAACTGTTGGCAGATCAATGTTTTCCTCAAGAGCCTTAATGTCTTTTGCTAGTTCTGGTTTGTATTGCTGCATTGCAATCTGTACACACTCAATTAGAATGTCCATAGATTTTTCATTATTATCAGCAACAGCCGTAACACCTTCAAACTTCTTTAAAAATTCTCTTAGAAGTGAGATTTTAAGTGGTCTAACTGCTACCTTTGTTCCATCAATAAGTTCGACAGTTTCTGTGTTGTCGTTCTTCGCTACCATGTTTTTCCTCCTAGTTAGGTTACTTAATTATAGCATAGATAGCCAATTTTATGTAAGGTTTTCGTACTCTAAGCCCATGCCAATTCCAAAACCATATTTTTGTGCATTGGCTCCTTGTAAAGACAAAACATCATTGCTATCAGATGTTTGTCCTTTGCTAAACACCTTAGCCTTAAGATCTTCCCATTCTTTTTGTTTTCCTGCATTTTTATCTAAATCTACACCCTGCATTGCTGCTAAAAACTTTTTTTCTTGATAATCTAATTCCCTATTTGAAGAAAGAGTAGCCATTAACTCTGGCATAGACATAGACTCTTCTAAGTCTTGATAATCTTTCCAAATTCCTAGTAAAAATATTTCTGCTTCTAATTTAGCCAAATCTAGATCTTCCCAAGAGTTTTTGCTGCTGTCTTCTGCCTGTTTCTTTACTTGTTCTTCTGATTTATTATTAATTTTAATGTTGGCAGCAATATCTAAAATTTCATATACGGTTGGTAAGTCTAAATTATCTTCAATATCTTCTACCCTTTTTGATATTTTAGGATAATATTGTTTCATAGCCACTCTAACACAGTTAACAAGAACCATAATAGTTTCTTCTTCTGTTGAAGCGTTTTTAATTAAATCAAAACTGTCCATAAATTCTCTTAAATATTTAATCTTAAGAGGAATTATTTCTATTTCAGTTCCGTCAACTAAAGATATTGTTTTTGTATTATATACTGTGGTAGCCATTAATTAATTTTAGCACAAAAGGACAAAGCCCATCTATAAAAGATGGGCCTTATCAATCAGTTAAGATTATGATGCAGTGTGAGTGCGATCAACGATCTTGCCGTATGTTGCTGTCAAGTCATCTGGAAGAAGACGGAATGAAACTTCAAACATTGAAGCCTCGTCACGCTTAGCAGATACTGTAACATTTTCAATGGAAAGAGCACGATACGCAACGTATACACGCTCAACGTTTCCAGAATCTTCACAGTCACCAGTTCCTGGACCTACTGCAACGATACCACGCTCAACTGGGCATTCTCCAATGTCTCCTGCGGAGAGATTAAGAGTGCGACCTGTTGATGAAGACTTGTTACCTGAAAGGTCAGAATCCTGGCCTGCGGTAGCAAGAAGAAGATTCTCAAGAGTTGCCTCTGCAAAAGCGGTAGCAAGATTTACTTGCATTCCCTGCTTGTAGAGTTTTGCAACGTCTAGAATCTGGTCAACCTGAACCTCACCAAAATCTGGTTGGAATTGGAGTTCAATACCGTTCATTGTATAACCAACGTTTGTGTAGTCTGGGTCTGCTGAAAGAGTAGACTTGTAAGACTCTGTGCTTACAAACGATGGAATAGCGTTAGTAGTGGTATTGAGATTGGCATCAGCAACGAAAAGGGCTGCTGCACCTACGATAATATTTGTGGACGTACCACGAGAATATGCTGGCATATTTAATTCACCTCTTTTTTAATTTTGTATTAAGTTGTGTAGTGGCAAACAAGGCGATGTTTCCTCTAAACCCAGTATATCAGTGTTTTTAGGTATAATTAATATCAGGATCTGGAATGGCAGTATTAACAGTTTTCTGTTGATTAATAGAGTGGTAGTCATATTCAATAACGAATTTATTGAGCGTCAATCCTCTTAAAGCAGCAAGTTCTGTTATGTCTCTAACCTCTTCTAATTGGTAAACCTTAATATCATGAAAATATACGTTATGTGTAATTGGTACGGCTGAATCACTTATTGGACTAGCCCCGCTTTGCTTAGCCATACACCATCTATTTAGGTCCTCTGCAGCAGCATCTGATCTATCAAGAAGTTGTGAAATTATAATTCCAGCATCTATGATCTTGCTTGGCACTGAATAAACATAGTATAAAAGTTGTTCACACTTCATAGCATAAAAAGCATCTCTTCTAAATCTTAAGAGCCTATCATATTGAATAGCAATATCCCATTGCACTGAAAGAGCAGTTCCATTTTCATCATATTGTTGTGGAATATCAACTCTGTTTTTTGTTAAATCATCTATTGCATTTGGACTACTTGGAATTGTAAGAACACTAAAGCCATACTTGTTTAGTTCTTCTTTAATATATTCATTAATCCAGATAGGTGGAAATGGGAGGTCTCTTATGTCTTTCATAATACTATTCTACCTCAATTGTAGCATTAACAATCCAAGAATATCCAGTATTATATCCAACACGTCTTCCACCAATACTACCCCGTTGAAAATTAGATTTAAATGCTTTTGGATTGCTTAAATATTCAAAAATTCCACTTGATCTTAAAAAAGATTGTGAAAAGTAATTTTGAAAAAATGAATCAAATGTTTTTTCGTAAGATCCTTTAACCTGATCTCCACCAGGGTTATTTACAACCACTGGATTTGGTGTAAAAATATCTTGTCCATCTTCCGTAAAAGCCAAAACATTGGAATTTCTTGGTTTAATAACAACCGAAACTCCTTCTTCCATGATCTTTGCTTTATTATAAAATGGAACATTTGATCCTTCTTTTAAAGATCTAGACTGACTGAAATTAGAAAAAAATGCTACTGCGTCTCCTTTAACAGACATTGATATTGAGTATAATCTTGCATCTGGACTACCAGTTTTATGCCACTCATAAATATGATGTAATGCTCCAGGACTCATTTTTGCTTGAACATCTATAAATCTTTTTAAACCTTCAATTGTTGACATTCCAAGTTGCTTTAAAAACTGAGATTTACCCTTTTGCGTTCCATCTAAAAATCCAATAGAATAATCAATAACATTGTTCATTATTCTAGAAAAATCTTTAGTTTTTATTTGTGGAACAACCAAAGCCATTAATCATCAACTCCTTGATTTTCTGCTCGTCTAACAAGTATTTTATAGTATTCAGTATTTCCAAATGGACCAGTAAATGGCTCAAGAGTTGCAATTTCATATATTGTTCCACGATCTTCTCTAGCACCAGATGTTTCTTTATAAATAACTTCTCCAGAACAGTTACGAACATTAGTAATTAAAATATTTGTAATTGAATTATTTGTTCCATCTTTTCCTATACGAATATCATTTTTAACTCTACCAACAAGCATGTTTTCGTACTGTACAAATATTTTTGGTTTTACTTCTTCTTCAAATGCTGAGCCTACTGGATTTAAACTAATTACGATAGTTCTGTCAAATCCCCAGTCTTTTTTTATTTGACCATAGACATCTTGTTCAACAATTGGATGATATACATCTGCAATCATTGGGTACATAAAGTCTATTTCGTTGCATGACATTACAATACCCCAGGAACAATAATGTTACTCGCATACCTCTCAAGAATCTTATCAACAATAAGATTTCCAGTACCAGCAAACAGGGTCTTATCAAACTGAATTCTAAATTGATCTGTATTATATGCAGAGGCATACCTCTTAAAATAATCTAACTTTCCACACTTAATGTCATCCATTAACATTAATGTTGCTTCTTTTATATCTGTAGGAACAACCTTATATCCTGCTTCTACCACAAACGTATAGTCTGAACCCTTAGAAAATGTATTGCCCCAGCCAATTGGACCAAGCCAGTCTGATTGTGCGGTAGGCAGCATAAGCGGTGCTTGATCTGCTCTATTGTAAGCACCTGTAATTTCTTGAATAATAGCAGTTTTGTTGTCACTTAACTTATAAGTAACTCCAAAAATTGCTGGCTCTTCTAACGAAGAATCATACCAAAGTTCGTTGTTTTGATATACCCTTAATACTTTACGTGCTCTATGTTTGATTGGAGCATAGTCTGTGTTAAGCCCAGTATGTTCTATTGTTTCAGTTTTATAATAAAATCCACCAGTAATGGTATCAATAATTAATCTTGCTGTTAATTCTCTTTGAGTGATTTCCGCTATTTCTGTTGCTGTTGTGCCAAGGCTTGCTGGATCAACATACGGCCTTGTAATTTCAAGCATATCTTCTACAACAATATCTTCATCAGCCTCTTGAATTCTTAACGCATAAACTTTATCATATAAATGCCACTGATCTGTTTCAAACGTATAGTTTATTTTTTTGCCTGCTGTTGATGTTATTCTTTCTTCTAGAATAACTATATCTCTATCTTCGTCTTCAATAATCAAATCATATGCTGTAGATGCTGCTGGTACATCATAGGAAATGCTTAGCGGGTAAGGTGGAAGACGAAGTATTTTCATTTATTTTTGCCGTAGTATTTTGCTAATTCAACAGCGCTAACCTCTCGTACAGACTTAGATTGTAAAAATACCTCTAAATTTTCTTTATTAATAATAGAAAATCCTTGATCAACATGTCCATATCCTTCAAAATATAAATTCTTTTCAGAATAAATAACTGTTTGATCATTAACATCAGCCTTTGATGTTACTTTTTTGTTTGTAGTTGCCATGTGTTACACTCCTTAGTGTTACCTTAATTATAGCAGATTGTTAAAAAGGGCAGAGGACGAATCCCCTGCCCTAATTAATTTCTTAGTGATTAGGAAGCAGCAATGTCCTTATAGGCAATTGCATCTTCTTCTTCAATCTGGATACCGAAACGGACAAACACTGTGTATTCGATAGTATCTTTCTTTGGTTGATACTGACGGTTTACAGTGATATCGCGCTGGAATCCCCAGATACGGTTTGCTGGGAATGTCAAATCGACATAATCTGCTGGATAGTAAGGAACTTCCATTACGTCAATGCCGAGTATACGAGTGGTACGAGCATCGCCAAGAATTTGTCCTTGACCATCAAGATACGCTTGACGATTTGCTTGTGTGCTACCTGTACGGCTTGAAAAAGCCTCAGAAATAGCATCAGCAAGTGTACCGTTGTTGCGAACAAGGCTTTGGAAGACATCTGTACCTGCGTAGAACTTTAGGTTCTGCTTAAGTGCACGATACTTACGTGGCATTGCATTGATAATACCTTGCATAACTGGAGTTGTCCAGTTATCTGATGTAACTGCTGGAAGCACAGAATCGTGTGCATCTCCATTAGTTGTAACCAAGTGGTGGAAACCTTCCATAATTGACAAGAAGTTTCCTGTTGAACCATCTCCGTTGATAGCCAAATCTTCGATATCATTACCGAATGCATTGGTCATCAAACGAACAAGATGATCTTCAAGTGCTGCACCTTCAACGTTATCTTCAAGTGCTTCTGTAGTAACTTCCCAATCAAGACGAATCTTCTTGGTTGTTAATTCTACCTTAGTAAATGTTGCACCTGCGTTAGCAAAAGCACCATCTCCTTGAGCAGCAGCGCGAAGAACACGCTCACCAACGTTAACTTTTTCAAGTTCCATTGTGTTGGCTCGCATAGTAACTCTACGGCCATCCTTAGCGAGAACTGTAGCATCCCAGACATAATCAATAAATTGACGTGCCTGTTCTGGTCTCAGAATTCCACTAGCAGCAGATCCCGAAGGATTTACAGCGTTTGCACCAGTTGTTACACCGAATTGTGCGGTTGGGATGTTACCCAAGGTGCTTGCACCTGGAGTAGAAACACCACCGATTCCACCAGAAGCAAAGCCACCATCCGCGTTATATAAACCCGAGTCTGATGCGCCTGCGCTACCTGGTTGATTCTTAATAATTTCTTCTGACATATTGTTCACCTCCTAGTGAATTTCCTTACTTAAATAGGTCAGTTGCGAGGAAACGACCGCCCCATAAGGATTTCTGAACCATTTCTGGCTCCTGTACGATCTCGCCTAGATCGCCAGACTTACGGAAAGCAGTATCTTGCTCTACAGCATCTACTCTCTTTCCAAACTCAGCATTACTTTCTTTGACGTTCTTAACCTCTTTAGATACGTCTGTAATGGACTTGCTTAATTCAGCAACTTGAGTCTGGACCATTTTCATGGTCTCTTCATTCAAGGACTTAATAGTTGCTGCTAGATCGCCAAAGGCACTCGCAAGAGTTTCTTTAATTTCGGCAACTGCATTGACTACCACCTCGTCAGATTTTACAATCTCTTCAGTTGCGTTTGCAACTTCATCTGACTTAGCAAGTTCAGTCTCAACAACTGCTTCGGCTGCCTCAGTTGTTTCAGCAACAATTGCTTCTTCAACCTCAACACTCTTGGTAACAGTTTCAACATCTGTTGCCTTTGGAGCGACCTCAACATCTTTAACAACTTCTGTTGTTTCATTTGTCATAGGACTTACCTCCTTTTGGATCTCAGTTGTACTAATACCTTTGGCACTATCAACTAAGAACTTTATCATGTTTGTTTTTTCATCATCATTTTTCTCAACAAAACCTATATTTTTCATTGCTTGTCCAGAAGTGGGGCTAACTTCTGTTTCATTTTCTGAAACCATGACTAGGCCAGAATCTTTGTCCCAAAATACGTTTTCTACAATAATATCTGTTACGGAACCCTTAAAAACATTTACCCCATTTACTTTTTCAACAGAAATAATGCTTGCAAATTGATTTGCTGGGTTATCAACAAGTGAAAGTTCTATAAGATCATAGTCTTTAATAATTCTAATTGGCTTATCCATTTTCTCATCATAGCCATCGTCCCACTTGTTCATTCTTCCGCCAATTGAAAAACCTGTATATGTTCCATCCAATACTTTCTCCCACGCATTTTGTGCGCCTTTTGATACATATGCAGAAACAAAAACACCAGAATAAAACTTCTTTGACTCTGGATCAAAATATTTATCTTCTTTAAATGCCACCATTTTGCCTACTGCAGATGGCTGATGCATTTCACGGATGTTTCCTCTAAACTGAGAAAAAGCCTTTAAACTAGCGTCATTTGTGACAATATCATTTTGTACATCAAGATTGTCAAGTGTCGCAAAACCTGATACAATTCTACGTTCCTTATCAACTTTAGCAAAAGGCATTGACAACCTTACGTTGTCTCCTTGTGTTGACCAGTGGGCTTTATTTATGATACTCATATCACATCCATTATATCAACTATTTTATCAGTTTGTTGATATTATGTGGAAGACCTTCCCTCTCCTTGTGGATTACGTCCAGAAATTGTGGATGGAGAGTCTGAATTGTTATTTGTTCTTTGAGAGTCTCTTTCTCTATTTCCAGAAAGATTTGCTCTAGCATCTGTTGCTTGTCTTGCAGACATCTCAAATGGTGCATCTCCATCTGGTCTTTGTGGCAAGCCAATAGCCTCTCTAGCCTCGTTTGGCATCATAACTTGAGTCTTGACATATCTTTCTAGAATTTGAGATTGTGCAATCTCATCAGTCAATGTAAGTTCGTTAAACTTAAGTTCAAGAATATCTGTTTTTTCACGAACTACTTTGTTAATAAGTTTTTCTAATTCTTGCTGTGCTGGTCTAGCAACCTGCTCTTTAAATGTTCTATCTTGTGATAAAGCAGCAGCAATTGATCCACTATCTGATCCACCCAGTTTAGAAATAGGCACTTGATGAGCAATCAAAATGTCATCACGATTTCTAATTCTATATTCATTAAATGAAGCCTCTTGAATTCCATTTTCAATTGGATCCATTCTAAACTCAACTTTATTATTTTCACTATCTCCAGGAAGTGGAATATAAAGTGTTCTATGTGATTGTGACTTTAATCCAGTTTGCAAGAACCTAAACATCTTATCTTCTGCATCTGCACTTAACTTTGCACCCTTAAGAGTAATTATGTATCTAGGAACTGCCTTATTTTCAAAATAATCAATGTTATATTGTGTTGCTAGTTGATCTCCAACAAGTGCTGGCAATGCAGCAATAATGTCTGGTACACCATAGTATGTGTTTAATGGTGAGTATTGTTTAAAGTGAATAATTTCATTTGGTCTACGATCTGTTGTAATTGGATTTACATTCTTTGCCCCAAAATTTCTAAAATAAATTACAGATGGACCAATAATTTGAACATAGCCATCTCTTAGTCTGCGAACACGAATAGTTGTGGCTGGAATGTGTCCAACATACCCAATCTCTCCAGCAACAGTACGACCAATTTCCATATATGCGTTGCCAGTTGCTTGCATATCTACATAAATTTTTTCCATTGTTTTTGTAAAACTATCATCATCGTTAAGGCCCTCAAGCCAATCTTTCATTTCAATCTTTGCACGTTCAATACGTTTTCTTGCTCTACCCAAGGATGTCTCATCTTCAACATTTTCAAGTTTAAGCATTGTACGTGAACCAACGACAAAGTCATATCCAAGACCAACAACATTTTCTACTTTTGCATCTATTGCAGCATGATTTGCAAAAGAAGTGTCATAATAATTTGCTAATTCATAAAGATTGTATGGTGGTGTAATAACATCAAATAATCCGTAACCATTTCTAATTACTGCGCCAGGGTTAATAGCCTTTGATCTTGCATCTTCAACACCTGCTGGACTTGAGTTTGCGCTATTAAGATATGCGGTTGCTGCTGTATCTACCTTGCCTAGATTTCTTGATGTGCGTCTTTTAAAGTTTTGATCTAAATTTGCTAAACCCTTTAAATCGTCCCAAGACTTTCCAAAAATATCGCTTTTCTTAAAGGTGTCATCTTTTTCTACTGGATCGCTAATTGAAGCGCCAATAATGTAATCTTCATTCATTATTCTTCACCATGTTCCTTTAATGTTTGCTGTGCATCATAAACTGCACCAAGATCGTTCATATTTGGAATAAGACCTTCACGCATTCTTGATAGTTGTTCTGTATATTCCATCTCACTTACTCTTTTAATTCCTGCATGAAATTCTGCATGACCACCTTCACAGCCATAATATTCCGCTGATCTTCTTAACTCAGCCATTTTTTGTATATCGCCACGCATGGATGGTATGTTAAGAAGGTTTCCATGACCATCTCCAAACGCTTTTCCATTAGGCTTCATCCAAATATAAATGCCCCAGTCGTAGCCTTTTTCAACTACTTTGAGTTTAGATTTACCAACTTTTTCTGGTTTTGAATTATTCATAACCACAAGTATACCATATTATGCTGGAGTGATAATGTATTCTTGCCAGGAAGTATCCTGATATGCAGCAACGCTATTTGACACTATTCTAAAATCATTATTAAAGTCATCTACGACAGTTGTTCTATTTCCAGTATATGTCTTATAAACTTCTGATGGATTAACAATATATCTAGAATCTCTAGACCTAATTAGCATATTGTTCCAATCTCCTTCATTTTCCCATCCCTGCCAACTAGCCTCTTCATCTTCAACTTCCTGCCAAGTTCTCAAAACAAGGCGTTGTACTACCTGTAAGGCTGTTCCCTGATAAAAAGAAATATTGTTAAACATCATCAAATATTTTAAAACAATACTTCCAGAATAATTATCAAAGTTTAAAGATGAGTTAAATGATATTCCAAAAGAGTACCATTGCTGAATATCAATGACTGGTTGACCAACTAACTTGCCATTTAAATAATATGACAAATCTGTAAAAATAGTACCAGATGATCTTAACTTGCTAAATATAACTCCTCGTTTTGCAGTTGATGAATTTGACTGGATGTAAAAATCTAAAGAATCTCCCTTATAATTAATTTCAAATATCTTAACTGGATTTTCTGAAAATGCATAAAGGTCACATCTTGTAAACATTTGTATAGCACTTAAAGAATATTTATCTATAAGGGTTGATGAAACTGGTATTGAAATTCCTCTTTCAATATCATTAATACCATTTCGTAATTCTAAACCACTCTTTCTTGTTAAGTATAAATATGGAGTATTGTCTTTATCAATAATTAATGGATTTTTTCCTTTATGTCCAGTATAAAATCCAACTTTTTTAAATGGATAAACATCTATTCCATATTTTGTTCCAATTGGTGTGCTAGATGTATAGTTTAGCGTTCTTGCAGCAAACTCTAGTTTTCTTAAAAAAACTTTTTTCTTTAAAATACTTTTTACTTTAAAGTTAACAAAATATATTAATGACATATTTTCTAAATTAACATTTTTATCTGGATATATTAAATAGCCATCTACTAATTCAAATCTTTTATCTGTCCATGATGTTGTATTTAAATCTAAAACTCTTGATTGGTTTGCAGAAACATCTGTATAATCTTCATCTGGTTTTGAATATCCGTTTGATGTATAGTCAAATGCTATGTAAGATCTAACAGATGCGTCAGATGTAGAATATGTATTTGATATAGAAGAATTAGTCCAATAGGTTTGTCCTGCTGCTGGGATATCTGATGGAGATGGATAATCAATATTAAACTGAAGACAATCTAAATCATTAACTATATTATTTTCTGAGTTTGCTACTTGAGACATTAATGAAGATACTGGCAGATAATCTCTCCAATATCCTGCCACTGAAATATCTAAAAAGAATTTACCGTATTCTTTAAATGGAGATAGTGTATAACTTGCAACATGTGGTAGCAAAGAAGAATAGGCATTTATTGTTGCAGTACCATTAGAAGCAAAATGATGATCTATTTCTAAAGAATTTTTAATAGTTGATATTCCAAAAGTATAAATCCTACCAGTAAATTTGTTATCGTCAAAATCATTGCCAACATACATTTTTAAAGATAATGAATTAGATAAAAATTGAGATAGCCCCAATATATTGTTGCTTAAAAGTTTATTAAATTCAAAACCAGCAACAAACTCGTGTAATGGAATTACACCAGATGCAATTGTAGAAATTGTTCCGTTATAACAAAATACATAGTTAATGCTTCCATTACTTGCAAGCCTTCTAACTTTTAAATAATTGTTGCTATCTTGAAATAAACAAATCAATGTCTGATCTGTTGAAGAACTTGTAAACTCAAAAATACCATATATAGCATTAATTGGTGATTGAATAAAACTTAAATCATTAAAATAAATAGAAGAATTTATCGTATTCCATGTTGAGTTAGGGTTAAGAGAAAAAAATGTTTCGCCATCATCTTGTATTGCGAAACTATCTTCTTCTAACTGTGATAAAGTTTTTGTTCCTAAGTTAAATGTTGGCAAACTATATTCTGGAGTTTTTAACGATGTATCTGTTGCATTTAAATTATCAATGTCTGCTTGTTGCCACGATAGATTTAATGGGTATGTTTTATTATTATTATATTTAGAAACAGAATAATCAATTTCTACCGATGTACCTCCATAATAACTATCAATAACTTCAGAAGACAGTGGAATTCCTTGTCCATAAACATAGTGTGATTTAGCAACTAATGTTGACATAGAATATGGAAAGATAGAAAATGATCCCAAAATAATTGGATCTACAACATGATCTTTATATGCATAAAATCCAATCCAGTCATTACTTTTATCATTTAATGTAAATTCTTCTGGCAAAGTTAAATCTTTTGTAGTAAAAGATAATTGTCCAACTTCTTCTCCATTTACTAATAAAGTAGCAGAATCTTTAATAAGTCTGATATGAACTAGCATTGGCCTAAACCATTCGCCAACGTAATGAGAAACAAAATTATTTCCAACTACTAGAGTTAAAAATGCATTTTCTACATATAAACCATCAGTCGAATTAATTGGACCAAATATTCTTTTTGGTGTGGTTGCATTAGAATCTATATTAAGCCAACATTCTACTGTGTAATCTTGATTTCTACCAGCCTCATTTAAAAATCCACAACCTGGAAAAATAATTGATGGTTTTGCACTAATAATAAATTCACTTTGATCAAGATCTTTTAAACTTTGCCATGTTTCGTTTTCTTCCCAATATTCCCAATCTTCTTCTGCAGTTTGATCCCATGACTGAGTAGTAAGGACTTCTTCGTGTGGTATTAATTCTATAGAACCACTAGATCCAAAAACAAGTGGAATTGATCCATCTCTAGCAACAAGATTATTATTTGCTACAACATAGTATCCATTGCGATCTGAAATGCCATATGCATCTGCAACTACTACGCCATCTAAATTTAAATTTATAGAAGATGGTAAATTTATTTTTTGTTTACCCAATGATTCCGCATGGTATTCTTCACATAATTGTCCCATTGTTAGCCCATGCCAACTAAACCTGTAATCTGATGATGATGAGCCTGCTGTGCTTGTTGTTATTTTAACAAGAATATCAATTGCCTCATTTGTTACTCCAGCAGGTATGTCGAAAGTACCAGAGACAAAAAACCACCCTGTTTTTTCTTGTGTATCAGAAAAATTTAAATCTTTATATACTGTTGATTCACCAGAATACTTATAGCCAATAGAAAGTTTAGTTAGGTGTCTGCTTTCTGAATAAACCCAGGCACCAATACAAAAAGTTTGAAGATTAATGTCAAGATCATCAAAACCTATAAAACCTGGAGTTTCTAATACTATTGGACTACTTTCATTTGTAATTTCAACAGAAAGAATATCTTCTTCAGAAAATGGGTACGGAGACATTGATTTAATTACTGCAGATGCTGGAGAATATGTTGTTACTGCATTTGTAACAGTCCAATCTTCGTAGCCAGTAAACAAATCTGTTCTAACTTCATCACTAATCAAACTAATATAATCAGCATTATCGTCTAAATGCCAGGTGGCAATAGGATGCTCTGAATATAGTTTTTCAGCATACAGATTTGATAAAACTGTCATAATAGACTAATTATATCAGGAAACAGTTTTAATTTCACAATAGTCTGTAGTACAGTACATTTCTCCAATAGAATCAAGATTTTCAACACCATCATAAATTGCATCAAAGTTAATGTGAGCAATTTTTCCAACATAAGCATCATACTCTTCTTTAGTGATTTGTGTGTATGGCTGTTGTGGATAGGTATGATTTCCCATTGGAAGGAATGAAACTGCTTTTAGTTGACCCTCATACATATGAAGTGCTGGAGCAATATGCTTTGTTTCTGTTTCTTTGTCAAAAGATAAAGTTACAGAGACTCCATTATCTGACCAATATTTTTGTGTAGTTGCAGCAAGACCAATCTTTTCAAAAAGACTTACATCCTTTTCTGATCTTGGGTGTCCTGAAGACACTGGGAAGTATACTACGCTAGTATTTGCTGATACTAAATCATCTTCAATTTTATACCCTGCTGCTTTAAATAAATGCAACATTGGATCTGTATTTCCAAAACGAATTGCACGTAAGAAATATTCTCCACCAACAGACCAATGAACTCCTGGAGATGCTCCAGAAAGCAATGAGACAGATCCTGAAGGTTTTACGGTAGTTACACGAATTGACTCACGAACACATAGCCATTCTGAATATTGCTTATCGTAGTGGCGAATCTTTTTATATCCTTCGTCCATCCACTCTCTGGTTGTTGGCATTCCATTGATATCAGTAAAAGATGCAATTCCAGTTAAAGATGTTCCAATTCTGCGGTTTCTTTGCATAATACCGTTTGTAATTTGCCAATGTGTTGGAAGTAATGTTACAGTTTTTCCATAAAGATATGCAAACTTTAGTGTACGCATAAAATCTTCTTTATCTGTGTGACGATTTAAATGAACTTCAACAAGTGTACAAAGTTCATAGGACTCTAGTGGTTGTTCCGCACAAGGATTAAAACCCATAACACGATAATCTTTTCCATCTGCTGGATCTGCTAATCTTCCATAATTTCTTGCAACATCAAGCCAAATAAAACCAGGCTCTCCGTTATCTGCAATTAAATCTACATAGTCTTCATAATGAGTTCCAACTTCAGCAGAGATTGAGTTATTACTCATCCATGCCCATCCTGGATTTTCTGAATCAAATGAGTTACGATCAGGAAATACTTCTGAGTTTTTAAGATTAATAAAGTCTTCATCATTTGGATTTCCAAGAGCAAGAGTTGCAGATCTTCGAACGTTTCCAGAAACAACACATGTTCCAATAAGATTTACAATATCTACGATTGCTCTAGAATCTAACTTCTCTCCTGCTCTAGAGCCAATAACATTGCGTATCCTTGTATGTAGATCAATCAATGGTTTTGGACCGCTTGCAACCCCACCAAAGCCTTTAATTGGTGCTCCTAGAGGACGGATCAGATCATAGTTAAATTCTTGAATTGGTTGGTTTGCTCTTAAGAATGAATTAAGCAAAAGTCTAACAGACTCTACCCAACCTTCACGAGTATCTGGAATATCATATACAGATGCTGGTTCTGTTGGTAAATAGATAGAAAGATCTTTATCTTGGCCTACAGTGTCAAAACCAACTCCAATTCCTAACATTAAAGCATCCATTACCCACGCAAACAAAGATCCAGGATCATTACGATCAATGTCTCTGGTTGAAACCATTGCACAGTTCTGAAGAGAAGCAGAGTTTTTCTTTTCCATTGTCATCGGAGTACCAAAAGCCCAGAGACCTCTTCCTGGTGGGGTCCACTTTAAAGTAAACATACGGTCATAGGCTTCTTGTGCTGATTTTTGTGCTTTATAGTCATTCCAAGGTAGTCTGTTTTCCTTTGCATGATTCTTTTGTACTGAATACATACCCTCAATTACTCTTTTACAAACCTCATGCCATCTTTCCTTAGTTCCATCCTCTTTTACACGGGAATAGGTACGGATAAAAGTAATCTCTCCTAATGAGTTAAGACCAGCATCCTTAAAGCCAAAAGGAGGCTCTGTTTCTGCATATTTTGTAACAAAATCATCGGAAAGCCGAAAAGAAAAAACGTCTGACATAAGTGTAAGTCTCCTAATTAAATTGAATTTGAATAATAACTAATTGTAGCAGAGTTTTTATTTTTGGTAAACTCTATATCTTTAGATTAGGTAGAGTTTTTTAAAAACAAAATTACTCACTATAGCAATGGAATCCAGTGTTGCTCATCATGTAAAGAAAAAACTTTTTTTACTTCTTGTAATGGCAATAAATCATATGCAACCGTAATTCTTGGACCATCCCAATCCCAGTCAGCCATTGCATGTGGATGAGTCATTTCAGAAAGTATTGCTCTATTGTTTTTATTAATATTTTCTACTTCGTGTACTCCATCAATTTTATAATAAGTTATTGATGGTTCTGCATTAACACAATAGTATCCATGAAAATTTGGAGCACCATTTGGACCGTGATCATGCCAATCTAATTTTCCTTTTTTATTATAATTTATATTAAACCATCCCTGAATCATATATTGTTGTTCATAAAAATCAATCCCATAATATTCACAGGCTTCTTTTGTCAAATCTGATACTGCACTATATAAATTATAAATTTCATCAATATGAAATTGAAAAACATTATATTCTCTCCATTTTATTGTAGAAACACTATTAGATGCTTTCCAAATATCATTGGGAGTTATGTTTTTATTTTTATCAATAAAGTCATATCTAATCTGTAATTCTTTTGAAAGTTTTTCTAGATCATTATCTAAATATTTTTCAAAAAATTTGTGTGGCTTTTTCATGTTTTCTCCTTATTGTAGTTATATTACTATTTGTATTCTTTTTTTACCCAAAGTTTTTTACGATATCCATTTTCAAAAACAGATCGTATGTTATTTTTTTGTTCTGTTGCAATTTTTTTATCAAAATGCTCATTAATTATTGAAGACCACTTTTCTCTTTTGAAAGGAATTACCTGAATAAGAGGAGTACCTTGTTTAATTGTTCCTTTATAATTTTTTTTAACAAAATAAGACAATAGGCCATCTACCAAAAAATTATCACTATCAACAACTGCTGGAACAGCATGAATTGGTAAATTATGATGCATTGGCATTATAAATAAACAACTGTATTCTTTTGGAGTAGAAACTAACCATACTGGATGTATTCTTAAAATATTGTCTATATATAATTCTTTATCTAAAGGATATTCTGATATTTGTTGTGTTGAATGAAATCCAGTTAAAGGCTCTGACAGTTTTTTAAATGTTTGAGGAATATCAACAATGGTTTTTCCTTCTGTTGTGTCAATATAAATATCTACTGGTGCTAATAAAAAATATCCACTGCTCATTCCATCAAAAACTGCTTGACATTTTTTTACAGTTAACTGCATTACTCCATCAACAACACTTCTATCATTATTATAATATCCTGGTTGTTTTTTATACCATTCTGGAATATCTGCTACTGCTGGAACTGGTTTAGGAAATACATTTAGCATTTTAGGATAAGCCAAGTTAAATGTAATAATTGGATCTTTATTTAATAACTTCAATAATTTATTTAACATGTAAATAGTATACTATATAACAAACAGTTAGTCAAGATAAATTATTATGATTGTTGGTCTCTGGCATCAAATACCAGCATATTTTCAGTAAAGAAGTTATCATATGGCTCACAGTTAATTGAATACACCGTATCTTCATATTCAACAACCTCTAAGGATTCAATATTAATAAATCCTAATTCAGAATAAGAATATACCATATATGAGTTATCTATTTGATCAACTCTAATAAATTTAGAAACATTGTCTTTTTTAGTTAAAATATAATGAGACTCACTATAAAGATCTCCATTAAGTAAATATAGTTGTGATGTATTATAGGCACTTACACCAATAACAGTTGTTGTTCTTATATTAGTTTCATTTAAAGCAAGTCCCTCTTGACTCCAAGCAATCCAGTCAAAATTTGGATCATTAACTGCTTCATCATTAATTTCCATTGAAATTAAAACATCTCCTACAGCAATATCTTTTGCATCTTTTCTTCCATTAATTGTCATAATTCCAGTACTGCTTGAAACTGAGTATTCAGAAAATCCTGGATTGAAAGGGCTAAATGGTGAGAACGGTGCAAACGGTGCAAACGGTGCAAACGGTGCAAACGGTGCAAACGGTGAGAACGGTGAGAACGGTGAGAACGGTGAGAACGGTGTAAAACCAAATGGAACAAAACCAAATGGAACAAAACTAAATGATGTAAATAAAGCAGAGTTTGAAGATGTAGATGAATTTCCATTTGCATTTGTTGCATAAACATTATATGTTTGTGATGTGTTTGCTTCTTGGGCAACGTTTGCAGATGTTGTTGATCCGTTTGTAGTACCAGTTTTTGAATCTGAAGATGTCCAAGTATATCCTGTAATTGTACTTCCTCCAGTTGCTGGGGCAGTCCAAGTTACAACATCTGTTGCTGTGTTTAATACAGAAGCAACTGTTGGTGCTGCTGGAGTTGCTGGAACTGTAGTGGCAGTTATTGATGAAGAAGCGCTAGATGCTGCAGATGTTCCAAAAGAATTTGTTGCAGTAACTGTAAAAGTATATGCTGTGTTTGATTGCAATCCTGTTACAGTTATTGGAGACGATGCTGATGATCCAGTAAATCCTCCTGGAGAAGATGTGGCAGTATAAGAAGTAATTCCAACAGTATTTCCTGTTGTAGGAGCAGTAAAGGCAACTGTTGCTGAACCATTGTTAAAGGCTCTTCCTGTTCCTACGTTTGTTGCTGCTCCAATTGTTGGTGCATCAGGTGCAATAAAATTATCCTGTGCGGATGATCTAATTCCTTTACCTCTAGTTGCCATTTTATTCTCCTTTTCTTATATACTAATTTTTATTATGCTGACAAGTCGCCCATTAGTACCCAAGTATCTGTTGCTCGCTTAAAGAGAGTTGCAGAAGACCATTGGGCACGTAACTTATTGCCAGGAGTATAGTTTAATGTTACTCCTACTGCTCCAGAAACTGTTACTTGTCCCGCTCCAACTTGAAGAATATCAATAGATGTTCCTACTGGAAAGGCTGTTGTTGCATTTGTTGGAATTGTAAGAGTTGTTGCAGATGCTTTATTTATTTCAATAATGCTGTCTCTTAATGTTAAACCACCAGTTGATAGATTATACGAATCACTTGCTTCAACTCTAGGTGTTATAGATGGTACTCCTGCTTTTGTTTGTGTACCGTCTGAGAAGGCTACACCAGATGCTGATGCTGTTACAACACCTGAGAATGTTGGATTATTAATAACAGAAACTTGATTTCCAGTAACAGAAATATTTGTTCCTGCTGTAACTGTTCCTGAACCAGCAAATTGATTGAATTCTATTGCATCAGTTCCAACTGTTCCTACTATATTTGTTTGTACCCAGCCAGTATTATCATTAACAGTACCGCCAGTTACGAATACAAAGTCTCCACCATCAATTTCTGCTGGTGCATCAAAATCTGTTGCTCTTGAAGGAGCACCTGATGCTGCTACTACATAAATACCATTTTCAGACGCTGTTGACTGATTCTTAACAAGAATTCTGTTTCCTGTGGCAAGAGTAACTCCATCAAGAGTGTCTCCATTTTCTACCGCTGTTGCAAGAGCGATATTAGCAGTTGTTGCTGCTACTACTGAAGCATGTATGTGCAAACCTTCTGCAAGTGAATCAACATACTGCTTTGTTGCTGCTCCAAGTGCTGTTGCTGGATCTGCAGCAAGAACTACTGCACCAGTAAATGTTGCACCAGAAAGTGCGGCTTTGGCAGCAAGATCTGTTGTAAGGTTTGTAATATCTGCTTGTGCGTGGGTGTGTGATGAAGCAGCCTTTGCATCAATTTGTGTTTGAATACCAGAAGTTACTCCATTTAGATATCCAATTTCTGTATCAGACACATCTGTAACTCGTGTTTGAATTGCATTGGTATCTACTGAAACTGCACCAGTTGTATCATTGTATGATAATCCTGTTCCAACAGAATTTCCAATCGCGTCTTGTGCTGCCTCTGTAAAATCAGAAACTGTTGATGCTGTAACTGAAATTGTATTGTTTGCGGAAGTAATAGTTTTATTTGTTAATGTTTGTGTTGCATCATGCAAAACAACTGTACCAGTTGCATTTGGAAGAGTTATTTCTCTATCTGCTGTAGGATCATCTACCTTTAATGTTGTTTCATACTCATCATTTGTAGTTCCTTCAAAAACAATAACTTTAGTTGCTGCAAGCGTAACACTTTCTGCACTGTCTCTTTTAGCATCAAGTGCAGTTTGAGTTGCGTAAGAAATTGGCTTATTAACATCTGCTGTATTATCAACATTTGCAAGGCCAACATCAGTTTTTGTAATTCCAGTAGGTGTATTAATTACTGGAGATGTTAAAGTTTTATTTGTAAGAGTTTGAGTTCCAGTTAAAGTGGTTGTTGTAGATGTTGGAGCCTTAGTGTCAATCTGTGTTTGGATTGCTGAAGTAACACCAGCAAGATATCCTAATTCTACTGCTGTTGCACCAGTACCAGAAAGATTACCAGTTGTAATAACTGTACCGCTTACATTTGGCAAAGTAATTGTTCTGTCTGCTGTAGGGTCTGTAACTGTAAGGGTTGTTTCATAATCATCTGCAGTAGAACCTTCAAAAGTAAATGAATTTGTAACTGCAATTGTAGAACTATCAATAGTTGTAGTTGTTCCTTGAACTGTTAAATTACCAGAAACCGTTACGTTACCGCTACCGTCTGCAAGAACAACAGTTCCTGTAGCATTAGGAAGAGTGATGGTACGATCTGCTGTAGGATCTGTTACGGCAAGAGTTGTTTCATAATCATTGGCGGTAGCACCTTCAAAAGTAATGCTAGAACCAAATGCTGGGTTTACTGTGGAAGATTGGTCGATAAAGTAGTCAATATCTGCCCAGTGGTTAGTGCCATCACCAATTTTAAACTTATTAGTGTCTGACTCCCATCCCATTTCACCAGCATTTAGTATTGGGTTTGCTGATGTCCATTGTGCTGCAGTACCTCTGCGTTGCTGCATTCTTGTTGCCATATTATTTTCCTCCTACAGAAAATTTCTTATTTTCATTATAACAGATAATTAATTAAAGTTATCTGTTGCAACTCCTCCATCATAGGTATTTTCCCATGATGAAGTGCTATAGTCTCCTGCGCTTACTAGAACACCTGGTTCATTATAAGCACCTCCAGAAACAAATGTACTTACAATAAGACCAGATCCATCAATTGCGGTATCGTGAATGTGGTCTTGTAATGCTTCTGCATCTTCAAGAGTTGCAATTGCTACCCATTGAGATCCATAATAAACATGAATTCTTTCTGTTAATGTGTCAAACCAAAGATTTCCATTTGATGGAGAAGTTGGTGCTGTTCCGCTAACAGTTACTCCTGCGCTACCCGCAATAGTATCAACATATAATTTTGTTGCTGCGTGAGTATTTTGAGTTGGAGTGGCAACTGTAACCGTTGATCCGAAAGTACCGCCATCGGCTACGACTAAGCCATGTTTTACCTTAAAATCTCTGTTTACAGTTGCCATTTAATCTCCTTTTTATGCCTCTATGTATGTCTTACTTATCTTAACAGAAGTATCTGCTGCTGCTGCAGTAACTTGAAGAAGAACATTTCCACCGCTATAAACAGCATTTGTTGTTCCAAGTTCTGTATTGCTTATAACATTAGCATACTCTGTTACATAAACATTATTGTCACCATCTATAGCAACAAGCATTTCAATTACTTCAATGTTGCCAGACTTTTTCATTTGAATAACATACTTAGCAGCAGAATATGTTGTTGCTGAGAATGTATCAATTGTTGTTGCTGAAGTGCCAGCAGTTGCTGTTGCAGATCCAATAAGAGCATCTGGTAGAGCAAGGCTAGTACCTGTTGCTGCTCCAAGTTCTGGAGTTACAAGAGTTGGTGTATTAGCAAATACCAGTGCACCAGTTCCTGTTTCATCAGTTACTGCTGAAGCAAGGTTTGCTGAAGAAGGGGTTCCCAAAAATGTTGCAACACCTGTTCCCAAACCAGAAACATCATTTGCAATTCTTACTGTAAGTGTGTTGCTTGCACCATCAATTGTCTTGTTGGTAAGTGTCTGAGTTGCACCAGTTACTAGTGTACCATTTAGGTAATAATCTTTACCTGAAGCAAGGTTAAGGTGTTCAGATGAGGTCCATGCATCAGTTGCATCTACCCATGAGAAAGTCTTGTCTGTAGCACCCTTAAGAGTAATACCACCACCGTCTGCGCCTGCATCTGTTGGAGATGTTACTGCACCAAGTGTAAGGTTCTTGTCATCAACTGTGATTTCTGTTGAGTTAATTGTAGTTGTTGTACCGTTAACTGTTAGGTCCCCTGAAAGAACCAAAGATGTACCAGTTGCAGCACCAATGTTTGGTGTTACGAGTGTTGGTGTATTAGCAAAAACAAGTGCTCCA